ATCAAACCAGTTTCAACTCCTATTACCCCTCCTAAAGCAGTTATGCCTGGGTTGAATAACCTGTTCCAGACATTGTATGGTGGGACTAATGGAGCAGGTGCAGCAGGTATAACAACTCTAGAACAGACAGCTCAGGGGAAGGGAGCGGGAGCTTCTACAGTCACCCCAGATATGATTGCTGCGATCCGACAGGGTGCAGCAGCAAATCAAAAGTCGGGGTTTGGCCAAATTCAAGATAAGTTTGCCGCCTCTGGAATGTCGATGTCCTCCGATCTAATGAAGTCGTTGGGGGATTATAATACTAACTACGGAGCTCAGACTGATGCGACTGTGGCCAACCTCCAATTCCAAGGAGCTGAATCAGCAGCTAACCGGCAATTGGGGGCTGCAGGGATATTGGAAAACACTTTCTCCAACGCAGCTCTAACCTTCGCCCCAACAGAAGCAATAGGTGTGCAAGGTGGGTCTAACCTCGGTGGAGCAGCTGCTGGTGCAGGTAGTTCAATCATCTCCGCCATGATAATGGCTGGAATGTTCGCTTAAGGAGTTTATATGGCAGGAGCAAGTTCTATTTCAGGCGTTGGTGCAAACCTCGGCTTTATGCCCGGTCCAGATTACTCCCCGATTGAGAAGGGGATAGCTTCCATCGTAGCAGCCCATGATAAGAAAAAGGAGATGGGAGCTCAAGAGTTTGATCGGTTGATGAAAGCTGTGGATATGGGACTGCCTGTTGATCCCAAACAGATTGAGGGGTCATTGAAAAAGTCCGGGATTAAATTGATGAAACCGGATGAGATGAAAGCCCATCTACAGGCAAAGAATGATGGCACGATTGATAAACTTCTGGGCGGGGGAGACACTAATACCACCACTTCAGACAAAGGTGTTATCAATCAAGATCTGCCGGGGGCTCCCCAAACTGTTAAGGGTGGGGCTTCCTCAGGTGGACCTGTGGGGGCTGTAGCTGGGGCTAAACAAACCCAACAGCAGGCAAAGGATAGTGTGTTGAAGGGGTTTGTCGACCACGCAATGGCGGTTGCGAAGTTAAAAGGGGAGACACAGGAAAATCAGTTGAAGCTGCAGAATAAACTGTCTGACCTCCACATGAAGGCAGCTAATGGTGATGCTGAATCTTTAGGTCAATTGATGGCGATTAACGAAGTACCTTTCAACCTGCAAGCGCAAGCGTGGCAGAAGGGAACCCCAGAACAAAAGCAAAAGATGATGGATGTAGCGAGGGGGGCTGAAACCGACGCTCAGGTGGCTGCACGTAAGGATGCTATATATGGTCAGTTGATGTCCGATGGTAGGTTTAAAGACCCATCTATGGGGATGAAGGCTGCTGAGGTTATCGCAAAAGGTGGAGAATTACCGAGTGACATCCGTAATGCGATGGTTCCCAACACTATGTCCGATCTGGTTAAGGAAACACAGTTAGCTAACCAGTTGGTAGAGATGGGAGTACCCCCTGATCAGATTGGGACGATAGCGGCGAACGCTCAAAAGGTTGGCTTGGCGAATGCCTTACCCACCGGGATGAAACCATTGGCAACTCGTCAGGTACAGGCGCAAGAAACCCGTACAGCTGTTGAGGTAGCGAGGTTTAAGGCAGAAGAGGCTCACTACCAAGCTATGGCAGCTGGGATGGATGCCAAGTTGAAGGAGGAGTCCTCTCGAGCAGATCTGGAGATGTTTAAATCTCTCGTGGAAGTTAAAAAGCTATCCCCCTCAGCGGTCACCGACGATATGATCTCCGCCGCTCAAACGAAAGCGATGCGGGCGATGGGATGGACACAAGAGGAGACCAAAGGATTCTGGAACCACATCACGGGTGGGTTAATCCCCACCACAAACAAATCCTTCCGGCCTCAAATGACCCCTTCAGGTCAGAGTAAGATTGATGCTTCAATCGGGGGAGGGAGTACTTCTTCCCAGTCTGCCCAATCTACTGTAGGTGCAATCGGTAACTCAATCAAGAAGAACAAATCCCTCGACCCAACTATGTCTGACGATAATGAGAAGGGACCCTACTAATGCCACAGGACACTCAATCTCAAGCTCCTCCGTTGGATGTGGATAAATGGGCGGAAGGGATTGTTTCTTATGAGTCGGGAGGCAACCCCAACGCTAGGAATTTTCGCAACAACAACCCAGGGAATTTAAAATACGCCAAACAGTATGGCGCCAAGGGGTATGACAAAGACGGGTTTGCGGTGTTTGAAACACCTGAGTTAGGGATGAAGGCGTTGAAGGCACAGTTGTCGTTAAATTTACAACGCAATCCGAATTTTACTTTGGTTCAACATATGCACCACTACCTAGGGGGTACCGGGGAACCCAAGGTAACTGCAGAAGGAGACCCATTTAAATACGCTCAAGCCTTATCTAAACACATGGGGGTGGACGCTGGATCTCCTTTAGGTGGTAAAGTTCCTACCATGAGTGGAGCTAAACCTTGGGCAGATATAGCTGCACAGTTTGACCCTATGATGCCTGAGGAGACGTACCAACAGATGAAGCGGTTGTATTTTGATAACTTCATCGCTCCACAGTTGAGTAAGGATGATGATCTTTTAACCTCGTTTAAGTACTTCGATGAGAAGACCAAACGTCCGAGGTTGTTGTCTGATGACGCTCTAGCTAAACTGAAACCCGTTCAGGGTGTAGCATCAATGATGCATGGGTTTTATGCTCCCATCGACCCTGAACAGGCGAAGAAGTTTAAGGATATCCAAGACCACGTTTCTGTGTTACAACAGAGGGAAGGGCAGAATCCTGCCTTCGAACAAATACCTGGGGAGATGTTGGGGTCTACCCCTCCGTTAATTTTAGCTTCTGAAGGAGCTGAACCTGTTGCTGGTGCTGTGGTTGAAGATCTATTCGCGTTGACGAAAGGCACGGAAATCGCGCACCGAGCCTTACGTGGGGGAATGGCGTTCGCAGCTTATGAAGCGGGAGCTGCTGAGGGGAAGGATAAAGGGGTTGCTGCCCTAAAAGGGTTTGTGTCGGGGGCTTTACTTGATGGGGGTTTATCCTTAGGTGGCAAACTCGTCTCTAAAGGGGTTGAGGGTTCTGCAGATAAGTTGTTGAGGGATGCTTTAAACCCTGAACAAGGGGTGGATTTAGATGCTGACCGTGTGTTGAGTGATAGCATCATCCAAGACCAACATCTGGCTAAACAAGAAGGGCGTTCTTCCTTCCTCCGCGAAACTCATGATGTGAGAGGAGGGCAGGTTCAGATTAAACTCCCTGATGGGAGAATGATCCAAGAATCCATAATGGCGAATGATGTAGCTTCCACCCACGCTAAGGTAAACTTCTGGGTGCAACAAGGAGCTGAAGTGCAAGGTATTGACTTTCAACCCGGATGGCAAGGGAAGGTACAGGAGTTTTTAGCACTACAGAATAAATCCCAAGAGTCGGGGTATACCTCACGTGTGGTTAATACTGAACCGGGGGTTGCAGAAGACACCGCAGAACAATTGAGACGTCAGGGTCATCCGGCAGAAGCGGTTGGGGATTCAAAAATACAGGTGGCCCAGCCTAAACAGAAGGTGCCCTCCCGAGATGAGTTGAGAGAAGTCGTCGACCAATGGGGAGGGGATGATAATTTTAAGCAGAATACCGTTAACCAGTTAAGGCAGATTTGGGAGCCCAAGGTACCCACTAAATCCAAGCGGTTAATGGTGGATAAGTTAGCAGATACCGTTGGCGCAGAAAAAGCCAATTCCCTTCTCCCAGATGAGTGGAAGATTCAACCTAAGGTGTCTGGGATATACTCCTCCGAGTTCGAACAGTGGTTGTATTCTTTGGGGGCGATGAAACCTGCTGATATATCAATGGCACATGGGTCTTGGAATTCTATGATGTCATCCGCCTCTTCCGGTAACGCCTTCCAGGGGTTGGAGGAGTATGTATCGGATATAGAAAAGAGACTGCCGAGAGGGGTTAAAGTGCCTGAGAGGTTTTTGCCTAAGGAGTTGGTGGCCAAGCCTATTGGGGAGATTGAAGTAGAGAAAGCGTTGGGTAATCACGTCTCCTCTACCCAAGAAACCATCCCCACTTTGGATGTAGAGGAATCCCGCACCTCCAAAATGCGAAGGCTTTATAACATCATGACTGGGGTAGGGTATGGGAAGGGTGGGACTGTAGATCAGTCTGCCGAAAGGTTGTTGCAGGACCTCGGCCATGATCCTTATAGTATTGATACCGAGGAACTGTCCTTCGCTCCCAACTTTGAAGCCTTCCAGTCGGAGTTGAAGGGGTATGAGATCATTAACTCGGCGAGAGAGGAGATCGAGTCGAAGGTAGCACAAACGGGAACCTCAGTTGAGGAAGCCTCCGCGTTTGAAGAATCAGTTAGAAAAGGGGAAGTTGAACCTTCCCCGATTGAAAAAAGAATCCCGACTTCCGAACGTGGTGAAATCACCCAGACTGAGGACGGACCGAAGTGGAGAAGTATCCACGAGAATGAAGCCAGGGTTAGGATTGGGGTACACCCTGATACTCTAGAAGACCTCCATCCGGGGGCAGCTGGGTTGATGGTACCCCCTGAAGCGTTAAAGTTCCGCGAGACGTTGGTGAAACAATTAGGGGTGGATTTAGATCCAAGAGACCCACGCCCTTGGCATGTGGCTACAACTCCAAACCGGGATTATGTGTGGCATGAAAACATGCATGTGAATTTGTACAATATTACTAAGGTGCCTTTTGGGATTGCAGATAGCTGGGTTGAGGGGCACAGCTTAAATACCGCTAAGGAGATAGGTGCGCAGTTAATGCAGCACGCCGCGTATTCAAAGTCCCTCCAACCTCAAATGATTGAGGAGGCTTTTGTACATGCCGCCACCGCCTTAAGAACGGGGGATGTAAACTACCTAGCTCACCTGGCTTATTGGGATACCTCGATTGGAAGCGTGTTAGGGATGGTGGAAGATTTTGGAGAGAGGGCGTTAAATAGGGCAGCCTTGGAAGCCGACACGGTCCCCATAAGGATGGCCAAACGTTCGTTGGAGGATATTGTGTCGAGGGCAACCTCCGACCGAACTGCTGAGTTAGTTCGACTGGGCCGCAACACCGATGGTATGGTATTCTACGACGCGATGGAACAGTCGTGGAAGTATATTGATCAAGACGGGAAGTTTAGAACCAGTCAGAATTATAATGGGGTGATTGATCATCTAACCGAGTTGGCTAAAGGGGATGATTTTGCTCCCTCTGCCTCACTGTGGGCTGAGATGAGGGGGCTACGTGGAGAGATAGGACCTAGAGGGTTGAATCCAACTCAAAACATGCCGATGCCTGATCACTCGTTAGGTCAGGATCAGAAATGGATGGGGTGGAAGTCAGTTGAGGGAGCGTTGAGGCCGATGTTGCCTTGGGTAGCAGATTTGGATACCAAGATGAACGACGCGTTTTCTCGTTCGGGTGAAAGACTCCCTATCTACGAGAAAGTTAAAGCGGTTGACGACGCCTTAAAAGCGGGCGATGATTGGTTGACAAACCAGAAAGAGTTGGCTGCCGACTTCCTTAAGGGCAATCCGAAAAAGCTGTATTCCTATATGGACGCTCTAACAGTCGAATCTAAACACTGGCCTGGGATGATGGATAAACTGCAGTTAACCCCGGAAGACCTAGTAAACCTAAACCGGGCCGAGTCTTGGATAAGGGATTTTCAAAATGACACTCACATCCCCGCTTTCAATTACCTTAGAGATCAACTCCCTCGACTGCGAGGTTTCAATTTTAATCCCGATTTCGTGTACGGTAGAGGAGCTAAACTCCCTTCAGACATGTCATTCTTCCATCGAGCTATTACGGAGGGGTCTCTTGATCCTAAAGACGCACATCTTGGACGGTTCTTTAACTTCCTTATCCGAGAGGGATTTGAGAAAAAATTCACCGGGGATGCTATAAACGAGTTGAAGAAGGTTGTCGACCTTAAGGATGGGGATGGGAAATACATCCTTGGGGTAAACCGTTGGCCGTTGAACAACTATGTGAATTATGTGAGAGGTATCCCTGACATGACCCAACAGATGATCACGAGGACTTCTGCAGACTTCGGTCGGATGATGGGGGATCAGTTTAAGAAGATCAACCCCTATCTGCCTGATGGGTTTAAACTACCTGAGGAAGTTAACTACCCCGGGACGCTGTTCAACAAACTGATGACCATGTCGTATGTCGGGGCTTTAGGTGCCCGTCCAGCCATCTTCGTCAGGGATGTGTTTCAGGCAGCCACGACTACACTCCCTGTTCTGGGGATTAAAAACTTCCTCAAAGGAGCCGCCCGAGGTTTAACCTCTGAAGGGTTTGAAAGGGCGGAAGCTGCGGGTGCTCTACTCAATAAGAAAAACATAGGAGAGATGTATGGAGATGTGTTCAACGAACTCCCCGCCGGTGGAAACAAATTTGATCAAGCACTCAAGCTTAGCTCAAAGTTACTGGCTCCTTCGCGTTGGGGTCATAACGTTGCGCGTGCAATTGCCTATAACGGTGAGTTTGACTCGACGCTTGAAGCCGTGGGAAAATATCGAGATGGCATCATCGATGCCGATAAACTTATGCGGGATACCTCCATATGGTTTTACGATAAGCCCGAAATCACGAAGATACTCCAGATGGCAACGGATAAAGGCGTGGATCCTGAGTTGGTAGCACATAGATCAGCCTTACAGTTGGTAGATCTAACTCTCTGGCCATATAGACGTGGAGCCCAACCTACACTACTGAGAACAGGTGCGGGACGTATCTTCGGACAATTTGGTATGTGGCCGTTGAACTATATGGATTTTCTCCGTCGGATGGCGACTAAAGTATCGGACTTCCACGGACCGGCCTTACGCACTATCGGTACCTGGATGGGCGCGAACTTCGCCGCTGCAGCCACTATGGAGAGTATCTTCCACGCAGATGTGGGTAAATGGTTTTGGCTTTCCCCAGCAGGGTTTGGAGGCTCCCCTCATTTAGAACTCGCCCAAAACCTGATGAAGATGGCGGAAGAAACCCAAGAGGGGAGGGAAGCTAGACGTAAAGTAATGGAATACCCTATGGATTTCTTCCCAGCCTCCAACGAGATAAAAACCATTATGAAGTCTATGGATGAAGGGGGCCCAGCCTTCGTCGATGGTCACCTCTCCGACAACTTCACGCGTATCTTGGGCTTCAAACCGTTGTCGGACACCCACGAACAAAAACTTTCTGATTTGGCCCCGGTAGATAGGTTAAGGTATGAGTTCGGATATAAAAAGGAGCAGTAGATGAACATCGTAGTGAACGTCATACCTCATCAACAACAACGTTATGACACATGTGGGGATTGGAGGATAGATTCCAACACCGACACATTGGTTATCAACATCTCCTTTTTAGGAGATTGGAAAATGGAAGCATGTTTAACCCTCCATGAGTATGTGGAAGCGATAAGGTGTATGGCGGATCGGATTGACCAAAACGTGGTGGACCAATGGGATTTCAACTTCACGGGAAAAGGAGAACCTGGAGATGATCCTAAATGTCCCTACCACCGCCAACACTTGGAGGCAACAAAGGCAGAACATTCCCTAGCACGCCAGTTAGGCGTCGACTGGGCGTTGTACGATAAAAAAATAGAGGAGTTGGTATATGTCAATGAAACCAAGGCTGGATGATAAACCACACCCGATCCCCGGTACTGTGAACGAAACCCACGAGGTAACTGAGGTGGGTGGGACTGTCATGTCAAACACCGTTACTCAACCCAAGGTAGAGGAAGATTGTCCTATTCCTGGGGTTGTATCCCAAGGTCATTACAAGGAGTAACCCAACGTGAAATTTCTCTTGATGTCGCGTAGTGGCGATGGGCTGGCCTTAGCCCGACGTTTATCAGAATCCGGCCATGATGTGGCTGCGTGGATTAAGGATCGACGAGCGAAGAAAAACTTTGATGGGTTGGTGAAAAAGGTCGATAAGTGGTCCGATTTTCTAGATAAAAAGACCGTGGTTATTTTTGACTCCAATGGGGGTGGGAAGACCGGTGATATGATGAGATCACAGGGACATCATGTCATCGGTGGTTCCATATTCCACGACCAGTTAGAGATGGATAGGGGGTTGGCGTTTCAGTTGATGGAGGAGGTTGGGATTAAGGTACCTACGACAGTCTCTTTTACCGACTGGGAGGCAGGTAAACACTATGCGAAAAAGTTTGAAGGAAGGTTGGTGTTTAAACCCTCAGGCGAGTTAGCAAAACAAGGTTCGGACTTGGGAATCGACTCCTACGTCTCCTACGATTCTGAAGACATGATTGCGATGTTGGATTACTTCGAAACCTTGGCGGGTTCCACCCCTATCGACTTCGAACTCCAAAAATTCATCGAGGGAGGTGTAGCCATCTCCACGGAAGGATGGTTTAATGGGAAAGACTTCATGCAACCGTTTAACCACACAGTGGAACGGAAACAACTTATGGATCAGAATCTTGGTCCTTCTGGTGGTTGTTCTGGAAATTCTGTTTGGTCTTGCACTTTTAACAACCACATCATCGACGATGGGATTGCTCGTATGGCTCCTACTCTTAGGAGTTTTAACTACATCGGTCCTATTGATCTTAACTCTATCGTTAATGAACAAGGGGTTTGGGCGTTAGAGTTTACTCCCCGGTTTGGCTATGATGCTCTCCCGGCGTTTTTGGAGTTGTATCAAGGGGATGTGGGGGAGTTGTTGGGGTCTCTGGCGATGTTAACCTACCCCAAAGAGATGGTGTTGAAGGGTGGGTTTGGGTCCGCTTTAAGGTTGTCCATTCCCCCCTACCCCTCTGAAGAATACCGGCCAAAGGGTGGGGTTCCAATCCGGGGTTTTGAACGGAAAGACCGTGACCATTTGTTCTTCTACGAAGTCCGTCTAAACGACCGGGATCAACTAGTAACCTCCGATTCTGGGGGTGCGGTCGTCACAATCACCGGGTATGGAGAGTCCATCCCTGGTTCACTCTGGGGGCCTTATGAACTGGCAAAATCAGCTCGTATCCCAGACAAACAATACCGTACCGATATGATCGAAAAACTCTCAGAGGATTATGGTAGATGGGAGACTTTAGTTCAACTCGGGAAAACCTTAAGCAAAGGAGCTTAGAAATGGGTACTTCAGCACCACCCCCGGTAACACCAGTCGCTCTCCCTTGGTGGGTGAGTTTTTCTATCAACTCAGGGATCGCTGCCTTACACCTAGCGTTGAGAAACCCTCAATACGCAGCCACGTTGCAAGAAACAATGGTGGAGTTGCGGGCGGCAATCGATGCAACCTACGGTCCAGAACAGCCGTAGATAAAAACTCCCCTGGTGTAAGGAGAAGATACACTCAAGGGAGTCTAACATGGAATTGTTGAAATGGATCAACACCTACTATCCCGCTTTAATAGCAATAGGTGGGTTCGGGGTGAATTTAGCCACCCTGGTGATTTGGGGGTACCAACACCGTCTTATGTGGAGGGATTATCGCCATCGTCACAAGATCAACGGCTCTCACCCACATTAGGGATTTAGGGAATTTACTGCAGGTGTAGGTTAACCCGAAGATGGGCAACACCCAAAGGATGATGTTTATTCTATTCAACAGCGGTGACGGAGGAAGATATTGGTTCAGTTTCATCACGCAGAGTTGGAGGAAGATGGTTCCGTTAAACACCATAAGGATGGGAAGGTATCCGGCCTTCTTATCTACCACCTGAAACACCAGTTGGATGAAGATGAACATAAACATCAACGTTCCAATTAGATCCACCACGTAGGAGAGGGTTTTAAATCTCTCCGGGAAGTGGTCCAAAACAATCATTTCTAACAAACTGGTGGAGAAGGTGTAGGAGGCTAGAATCCAGATTACCTTCACACGCCGAGTGAGAGTGGTGTACAGCAACACCAGTTCTGCCAAACATTTAAACACCCATAAACCAAATGTCCAGTTAGATATCATAAGGAGACTCCGATGAGGTTGATTATTAAAACTGTGTTGTTTGTCGTTTTGGCAACAGGGGCGATAGTGGAGGGGGTTAAACTTTGTTGTGGCAACCCCCCTTGTATGCCCCCGAGATTGTGTGAGGTACCGCGTTAAACCTCCCGATCTGGTCGTTCACCCCGGAGAAAGGATCTTACTTGGTCTTTGTAATCCTCCGGGGTTTCGTTTTCCTCAATAGTGGAGAGGATGTCGGAGAAGTCCAAAGAGCGAAAGGTGTTGCCGAGAAAGGTGATGTTGGTGCCCATTAATGGAGCGAAATAAACCAACATCCCCACTTTAAAGTTTTCCTCGATTAGGGGGTCGATTGAGGTTTTAACTATAATCCCGCAAGAGTTGCGTGGTTGTTCCTTTTGGGCGGATACTCCGATCAACCCCGCCTTTTTGTATTGTTCTTCAATTGTTAAAGAGGTGGTGATGGTACAGATGATAATCCTCCCACCTATCGGTTTCGGGATTTTGATTATGGGTTCGATTCCTAAAACGGTTTCCATACCTTAGGGTCCAATCCTTTCACGTGGTCTGTGTTTTGAAACGGGTGTTTTGTCTGGGAGAAGGTGAGGAAGATTATCTTCCCGGTTTCCGACAACACCTGAGCATATTGTTCTTCTAGGATGTAGGTTTCTTTAGCATCTTGGAATAAAGTCCAGGAGTGGACGATCCTCTGTACATCACACTTCATCCCGTCGTGGAGGATTTTGCTACCGATTTGGGCTGATGTCGACACCGCACACCTCTAAGTTAGAAAGGATTTGGTTGTGAGTATACATATGTTCAGAATTTTCCAAAGGCAGCATAGCATTGAAATCACACTCAGTTCCGATCTCATCCCATACTCTTTGGTGATCTGCATGGGTTAGAGATAACCCCTTCGTCCAGGCTCTCCAGACGGGAGCGGATGAGTCGATCGAATCGCAATTTGCATCCCTCAACATATTCAACTCATCCACGTTTCCCTTCACCATGCCAAACGCGTGGATGTAGAGTTGGTCGCCAGAATAACGCCGTTTGAGATATTCACACATTCTTACCCGTGTTAAAGGATCGATGTAATAATGGGTGACTAGAGCCCGGGGAAGACCAATCCCGTCTAAAGGCAGTTCTTCCACCATTCTGAATACTCCCTCCATCCATCCAATAATGTTACCTTTGGTCGTTTGGGGCACCCCGATGAACTTACACCCTAAAGCTTTAAACTCGTCGAAGTAGTGGTCGAGGAAGTGTTTCGTTGCGGAGTAAGTACGTTCCCAGTCTTGGTATAACTCATCAGGGCAGACGATGTATTGTGGTTTGTAAAACCTCGCAGCTTGGGCTAACGCCGTGTTGTTGACAGACCCACCTCGTTCGTAAGCACCATTGTCAAGGATGATAGTGTCACCTTTCTCCCTCCTTTGTTTGTAGAAACTTCTGTACTTCTCATCCTTAATCTGGGCTAACACCAAGTGTGTCTTGGATAGTGTTGCATACCTCTCCAGTCCAGCGGTTGGGGTAATGATGCAGAAATTCATCGAATTCTCCCTCATGGTAGTTTTTGTATTTAGAGATTAAAGCGGTGGAGATGTTGGTGTGGTTAGATAGTTCTTTGATCGTTAGAAACCAGACGACTCTCTGGTCGAGGTGAAATAGCTTACCTCTTTGGTTAGGAGAGAAACGAGCTCCCCCGGTTGAACGACGGTTTATCCCGTGATGGTCCAGACGGCGGATGATTGTGTGGGTTCCGTAGTCCAGCCGTTTATGTATCTCGTCAATAGACAAACTTTGAGTTAGATACAAATCCACCCACATGGATTTTTCATCCAGGTAGGATAGATTACGTGCGACTTTTTCCCAGTTTTCAGCCATGGTTATTCAAGGATGTAAAGATGCCCTAACACCCCATTCTCCTCCCGAAGTTGGTTTGATTCTTTCAGTGAGGATATAATACTCCTCACCTGTGTCGCCGCAAACTTATACTGCATCTTCCTAATAAGGTTCGAATGTCCGATCGTTCCCCCGGCTGCCCGAATAGCACGTAGGATGAGTTCAGCATCTTGTCCAGCTTGGGATTTAAAAAGCTGTCGGAATAGGTTAGGCAGAAACTTCTCATTCCAATCGAGGATTTTAACCGCCCTCTCAAAGCACTCCTCGCAGATCGTATGGATGTCATATTCATAGTGGGTACCTATATGGAGACACATTGCCAAACGAACAACATGCCCCTGTTTACGTTGGTAGTAAGTCCCTAACAACTCATGTTCGGGGTGTTGGGAGTCGATTGTGTGTTTACGGTACCAAAGGCAGAATTTGCATCTACAACCTTGGATACCGGTGTGTCCCCCGATCTTACACGCACCCATAAACGTGTGGAACCAGGAGAGCTGCATCATCAATCTTTCTTTGATAGTCGGGTCGCCAGGTCTTGGAATGGGTTCACATCTGGAGGAAGATTCTTGGACCACGAGGAGATTACGAGCAACAAATCCACCACCGAAGGTATCCTCGGGAATATTAGTGACAAACCAATCCGGCGTTGAACACATAAGTACGGAAATGGCGATGTTTCGCAAAGGGGTTTTACCACGCATAATGGTACCAGAAGCCCACTCGTCCGGGCAGTCCATAAAACGAGTGATGAGTTGTACCAACCCTTCGTTGTACTTCTGCTTATTGAGAAAAACGGCCATTTCCGGTGCATAAATAAGTCCAGTTGCATTTTCCCCTTTCATGGAATCGATTAAAGCCTCCGGTGTTAACTTCTCCGAGTATATAGGCGTAATTTGTAATTCCTGTAACATTTTAACGATAATGTCAGCCGCCGACGTTTTTCTAAGACCAGATGGTCCGAGAATAATAACCCCGGTCGCCGGGTAGAAGTTAAAATAACCCATCTCCACCCAAATCCTACGGTTACACACAGCTGCGACGCCAACCACTGATGAGAAGAAATGGTATGCAAGTGGTGCTTCCGCGCGAGAGGTATATTCAACATAATCTCGAAAGAAACCCGTAGGGGGGATGAGTGAGTCCAACTCACGCTCAACCACTTCTGGATCATAACCCGACCGTTTGAAGTTAACGCCCGTTTGATCTCCGTTGTTCGACTGTATCCCATACACCTCCTCGATGAGTTCATCTGGGGTTAAACCGAAGGTAGTACACACTATCGTTTTGAGGTTTTCTCGTTCTTCCATCGGGACAGCCCCAGAGTGTAAAGACTTCAAAAACCCCGTTACGCCAAGGAAGAGGGTGGAGTCTTTATCAAACCTCTTCCCCTCCATCGCTTGCCTAAACTGTGCTAGTTGTTCTAGTACAGTTCTGCTCATACCAACGCTCCTTGGTGAAGGTGTCGTTCCAATTAGGACCTATCTTTGTTTCTGCGCGTAGAAAAAACCCGTTCATTTCGGGGATTGGTGAGGACAGGGTAGCGTCGACGTGCTCACAGGCTTCTGTTGCCGTTTTAACGTCTCGAGCAGCCCCTTGAATATTACAGATAACTGAGTCGTGCACCGTAAAAAGGACTCTTGATCTTTCCCCAAAAAGTCTTGGCAGTGTTCTTTCAAGTGGGAGAATAGCATTTCCTGTAAGCACATCAGGCAGTGTGGACTGGCCTGGGAATGCAAGTATTTGGTTGTGTTGTCCTCTCGGGTTAGGAAAACGTCGCATCCGTCCAAAGACAGTTTGGAGATAACCGTCTCGTGTGGCTTGGAAGATAAGCTCACTGTGAAAGGGAGCAACTCGGCTAAATTTTTTATGGTACCAATCCAAGAGCCATTTATATTTAGACTCCACTTGTCTTCTCCCGTACGTAAAACCAAGAGGGTAGGACTTAGTAACCAAGAGCTTCCAAGGTTCGATGTCTTTGCGGGCGAATTTTTTCTGCCGCGGTTTGCCTGGTTGGAAGTAATCCTCCTTCCAGATTTCTTCGTGGAAGAACCCATAACAATAATCTCCTGATTGATGTATCGCTAACAACTCTGGGTCTTGGGTGTACCAGGCATAGAGGAAGAACTCAGCCTGGCTGAAATCACTGACGAGGATGAGATCATCCGGATGATCCGGGATGACGAGAGAACGTGGAAAGGTACCTCCAAGCTTTTCTGGGATGGTTTGTAGTGATTTATCAACAAGTTGAATTCTTCCTCCAGCTTGTCCGTGTAGTTTAGCTCGAGTTCTAACTCTCCCATCTTTGTCCGCAAGGTCAACAAAATCTGACGCTTTTCGGAGGGTACGCATTTCTTGAACAAGTCCTGCAAGTTGTACTCCTTTTTTCTTCAACCCCTCGAGAGTGTCGTCATCCATACATGGGGTGGAGGTTCCGTTTGGCCGTTTTTTCAACGGGATTTTGTGTCCCATCGCTGTAAAAAGCGTGATCAACTGTTTTGGGGATCCCCAATCAATAGTTGGGATTTTTTCTTGCCACCAGGTTTCGTTCGCTTGGAGGGTTTTAGAAAGGGTGATTAACATCTTCATACTTGATTGAGTGTCGTAGTTACAGCCTTTTGTTCTCCAAGCCTCAACCGCTTTTATCACCGGCATGAGGGACCAGAAGAGCTTCTCCATATTGGTCTTCTTGCGGCGCATCTCTTTCAGGCACTCTTGACCGATCTGCAACGCACCATAGGTGTCACGACAGTTCCCGATGGTGTTGTACCTCATTGGGTCCAACTTTCTCCAGTTCTTGTAATACCCAAAATTGCAGTAGTAAGACGCGGCGGTTGCAAAATCAAACGACATGATATCCGACCAGAGGAGGTAGAATGCAATCATGGCGTCTGCGGGTTTAATATGGTTAAGGCTCCATCTTTTCCCGAGATGGAGAAAGTCAAAGCCACCGTTGTACGCCCATAGTACGACTTCATTCGGTACTCCATCGCCGAACAATGGATCAAGCAGATGGAATTGATCAGGATGAACTCCGATACTTTCTCCAACTGCAGCTGAGAGGCCGATAAGGCTAATAGGAGTCTGGATAACTGCGTCCAACTCATCTTCATCAGCAGAGGCTTCTGGAGTCTCAATATCAACTGCGCCTTCGCGTTGTAGGATAATCCGGTTGACGTATTCAATAACTTCCCTGTCAGATGCGTGTTCAATAAAATTATCTGGTGGGATGACTCGAGAACCTTCTGCAAACTCTCCAGCACGCTGGACATCATGCTCGAATGAAGGTGCATTGAGAAATCCTGATCGCATGACAAAACTTGGATGCACCGTACCGATAACAATCCGTCCGTCTGCCAAACGGAGGGGACAACCTCGAAGCCACGCGAAGGGATTTGATTCGGCTGATTTTCTGTTGTGGACAAATTTAATATCCTTTCCGGTTAGGGTGTCGAAAGCCTCCTTACCAACTGTGAGTATTGTTTTGCAGTTAGAAAGAATCTCCAGTTCTTTCTGGAGGAGTGGCTTGCACTTCTTAACCGCGGCGGGCTCCACCTTCTCCCCTGCGGGTACGAAACACTTAACTGCATTAGACACGTAGTTTTGCGCCCGGGATATACCGGCTTTTCGAAGTGCAGTGTTAAGCACCTCACCTGAGGAGCCGGAAAAAGGCTTGCCCGTCTGTCTTTCCGTATCTCCGGGACTTTGTCCGAGGATGAAGAGGGAGGCGTTAGGGTGACCTTCTCCGCGTACCATAGGTCGATCGAAGTAGGGACAACCGGTACAGGAATCTGGTTTGCCATTCATCTATTTCCCGTTTCCATTTCTCGCCAGTTCGAGGAAGCGGCGTTCTTGGTCTGGGTCGGATTGAAACTCCCCTTTGATGGAGTAAGTGCGGAAGTCTCCCTTGGTGTGGACCCCTCGGATTTTGGCGCAACCATGTTTGCCGGTAACCACACACGCGGCCCCTTTGCAATCAGGAAGAACTTCGTAGATTTTCTCAATCACGTCATTGGTAAATTTTTCTTGCAAGATCGGACCGCGGTTAATATCATGAAGTAACCGGCAGAGTTTGGATAACCCCAACACCTTCCCGTTGGGGATGTAGGCGACGTCCACTGACATCTCTACAGGTAATAAATGGTGAGGACACATTCCCCATATTTCATGCCCGCGGAGAAGGATGAAGTTGTTGTAGCGTTCTTCAAATGTTGGGTAATCGACTTCCTTATAGTTAAACATCTCGTCATAAAGTCTCGCGACTCTGTCTGGGGTGTCGAAGAAGTTCTGATCACGCATATCACATCCCAACCCCTGTAGGATCAACTTCACACCTTTTTCGATTTTACCGTGGTCCAATTGTCGCCTCCAGGTTTTGGATCGTGCGTTGTAGATACCAAGCAGCCTTTTTAAGGTCTTCGATACGTTTTACAGCCGATTCACTATACCCCATTTTATACATAGGGAGAAGGGTTTTACTCTCTCGACAGATATACTTCACCACATTGCCGAGGTGAAACCCCAATCGTTGATCTTCAATAAAGTCGATTACCTCGATCTTCCCCCTATTATAATGAGCGGGGTGGTTGACGTTATCACTATGAGATGATGTTTGGCTTTGGGTTGGTGTAACCCTTTCTTTTGGCGTTCTGTCCGAGATAGTTTTGGAGCTCGATTTCCCAGTCATGTTTTTCCTCCGTTTCAGGTGCTTTGGTCATGCCTTCGAAGAACTTCTGCCAGAAGATGAGGGCTTCCGCTTTTGGGTCGTTGGAACCAAAAAACGTGTTGTAGTGTCTAGCTCTATCTTCTGATGTTACAGTATTTATAGCCCCCACAATCCAGCACTCCTTCCCCGCCTCGTGATAGTGTCGTCCGAGATAGAGATAGTATTTGTTGGACCAGGACATAGTTGATTGTTCGATGATGCATTTGGGTTTCCGGAAGGAAATATGAGGATCAGCCATGTCTACTCCCATCACACCAAGCTTGAAGATGGCCACATCTTTCACATATCGGCCAGTCTTCGATTGAAACACTAACATCCCCAATCCAGGCTATGATACCTGCAGCTTCAGCTGCTCGAGCCTCGAGTGTGATTAAAGCAGAGCGAAGAGCACGAATTATGGTATCATTATGGGGAAAGTGGATTTGTTGGTCGACATACTTTTGTCTCGCAATCAAGGCACGGATAACCTCTTGTGAGGTCGTACCTGGGAAGCTGTTTTTATTCCCCGGGTATTTTTCTCCCTGCCGTTTTACAAAGTGTAGGAGAAAGGATTTGTTTGGGGGAGCATCAAGTATGTGTAAATCAAATATATGCCCAGGATCGAGTATTTTCACATCTCACCTCAACCCTAAAAACTTATGCAGTTGAACCGATAACTTCCAATCGGGGTGGGTTTTTAATATCTCCATACATCTATCCACATTCTTCTGGTTGACGGTTTTCTCTTCGTTTATCGGGCAGATGTAAATCTCCTGGGAAAGGCTTTCAGGTATCCATTGGAGTATCTCGGAGACTTTAGCGGTTGAGAAGTTTTCATCTATCAACAGTTTTATCTCATCCGCGCACATGATCATTTCTTCGAGATAGTTCCATTTGGGAGCGACGGTAACCCATATCCGGAAGTCGTCTTTCAGTCTGGGGTCTAGCATAACGGTACCAGAGGTTTCGATGTGGATGTCGATTTTTCTGGCAAACGCTTGTTGAAAGAAACCGGCCTCCAGTAAGGCCTTCTGGTGGATTAGGGGTTCACCGCCGGTCAGACAGATGTGGTTTTCGTGGGTTTCCCCTATTAGTTCATCGACCGTTTTGTAGGTATGGCAGGAGAAATCGGTGTCACAGGTAAATCTTCTACCATCCCAAGTTTTGCATAGAGAACCACGTTGTCCAGATTGCAACACAGGAATTACTTCATGGTCTCCTGGAGATAAGGCAGTTACAGCTTCTTCGGTAGCCTTAAATCCCACAGGACACCCCGCCAACCGAACAAAATGCATAGGGGTGCCGATGTAGGTGCCCTCACCCTGTATACTATGAAACGTCTCAGCTACCGGTAGTCGGTTTATCATCTTTCACCTCCTGGTGGAGTTTAACTATATCCATAAGAACCGGGTTAGATGGGTCGAAGTGGGAAGAGACCTTCAACTCAACACACACCTCCCCAGCCATCATCCCGTGACGGTCTTTCCCTAAAGGCATTATGGCACCACCCGGTTTGATCGCCGTGATCTTCCCAACTTCCCATGCAGGTGGGTTGCCGATAGACACGTGTACCAAATCCCCCACCTTCAACTGATTCCCAATCACATCCTTAACCATTTCTCACCTCGATTTGTAAGCGTGATGGAGGGTGGTGTCGTGCAGGTATACATCCTCCATTTTAAGTTTAACTTGGGGGGAGCAGATACAACATATCACATACGGCCCCATGTGTTTTTGAATCTCAGCTTGGATGTTGGAGGCTGCAGCCCTCATTTGAGGTAACAACATCAACATTTTAGCAGGGTCTTCCTGCTGGAGGTAGATTAAAAGCGTCACAATCCGTGTGATTAGTTCGTTAGGGATTGTTGGATCTAGGGTTAAACCTACTCCCGCGCTCATTTTAGTAGGCTCCCGGGCGGTTGGATTTCTTCGGTTTGGGCGATTTTTTCTGCTTCGGGGTTTTCTTTGTTTTGGGTTTCTTGTCCTTCATAACGGTTAATTATCTCCTTTCGTAGAGCGGCACGTTTTTTGTTGTGGTAGGATTTATGGCAGGAGGAGTGACAATCCGCAATATTCCCCGGAGTATTATTCTCCCGATTCTCATCAATATGGTGTTGGGTAACTTCCTGCGGGAACTGTGTGTGTCTTCTATGACCTAAAGTTGGTTGATCTACGATAGGCGGGCCTAACTCTCCAGGAGCGTTGACTAACCAACATTGGCAGAAATAACATGTTTTGTAGTAGAGATATTTCCATGCTAATTCTCTTCCGAATTGGAGTTCGGCTTTAACGTCCGATCGCATTGAACTCCTCCCAGGTTAAACTGCAGGAGGTGGTACAGGTTTCGTTGAGGGTAAGGGAGGAGAACGGACATCCGGTTTTAACGAGTTGTTTCGCTATTTCTACCAACAGGTTTTCTGAGGTGGGGTTGTACATATTAAACAGCCATTCAACTTCTTTAGTACCCCAAGGTAAAGTTTGAGTATCACTTCCACGGTGAGTGATTAAAACTCTGTCGGTAGACCAAGCCCCTAAATGCGCATGGTCGAGGTCGTTGATAATTGGGTTAACCGCCTTCGCCAAATCTCCATAGTCTGCAACCATCCCGGTGTTTGGGTCGATGTCTCCCTTTATCGAGACGGTCAACACCCAGGAGTGCCCGTGTAAATTACTGCACTTCCCTGGATGGTTGGGTAATACATGTGAAGCTTCAAACTTGAAGGTTTTACTGATCTCCATTTAGAACTCCGGTTCTTCGGGTTTTTCTTCCTTGATAGGGTAGAGAGTGATCTTCGTTTCCGGGTTGATGGTGAAGTTAGCAGGAAACTCTATCTTCAAACTTATCAACCCGTTATCATTAGCCCATGCAACCCCTATTTTGGTCCATTTATACTTCTTCGGTGCGTATTCTTCCCCTCTTAGGGATACATCATAATCAGGCATGTTTGCCATTTTAATCAACCTTTTCGAAAATCGGGGAGGAGGTACAGGCAAATCCCCCTCCCCATCTGGCCGGGTCGTTCTATTTCAACCCTAGACGTCTTCTGCGTCTTTCGTTGAAACGCCGTTCGTATCTATCTTCATACCAGAAGGTAAATACAATCCATCCGATGATGAGTAAAAGGGGCACTACTTACCCTTCGGTGCGGAACCCTTACCCTGTTGCATTGACCGGATGGACCAGGGGGCCACGTTCGCATACTTCTTATCCCCGTTAGTGTTGTGGACAACATACACATAAAACTCGGTGTCCAACAGTTTCTCCGGGTCGTGACCCTCCTGTCCTGGGTTGTAACCAATAGCGGTGTAGTAAGACTTCACCTTGGCTGCACCCATCGGTACATCAGCTTGAGGGTTGTCAAAGATAATCCTTCCGACAAACCCCTCATCTTGGATGGCTAACTGGAGGTTCACCCTGTTTTGTTCTGCGGGGATGTGTTCAACGTTCTTAACCCGCACTGCATACCAACCTTCGGGCACTAAGTCACCAGCTGCGGCAACTTTTGTCATGTCTTGAGCGATCATTGTCATTTTATTCTTGTCCTCGTTTTTGGGATTTAACTACACTTTCAATGATGGGACGGAGAACGTTGTGTATCTCGTTCTCGAAGGAGGTGTACGCTAGGTCATAGCGCTCCTTCTTCTCCCTCATAATAGATTGACCGAATTCGTCATGGGCAGAAATAACCATTTGTAGCTTCGGCCATGAGTTGGTGTTGATGGTGATGTCAATTTTAGCCATTAGAACGTGGCCTCCAGTTCTGATACAAACTTTTCGTAATGGGAGGTTTCTTCTACGTCAATGTCAGTAACAATATCAATTACTTCACCGGCTTTACGTAGTGCCTCCACCTCACGTTTGATTACAACGGTACCATGGTCAAGGTCGAAGATCTTTATTGGGCGAGGGAATTTCAGTAGGCTGCGTGTCTTCTCCATCCCGATAGTGCCGTAAAGAATCCAGATATAGGCTGGGTCAAGTTCAATCCCTGCCTTCTTCGCTGCCTCGAATAGTTCGTTGTAACCCACTGGTAGAAACCCGTTGTTGATCTTTTTACAGTCAAACCGAGCTTTCGCCTCCCAGTAATCTCCTCCTCCACCTACTGGCTGACGAATGGACCGTCAGATAATTTGGCTGTTAAGGGCGCGCACACGGAAGACATTGTCTGCAGCCCGACATACCTCTTCAGGGGTTTGTTTGCCGGGCATATCAGGAAGGCCTTTGATAGCAATTGGTTCTTGTGGAGCTTGACCTTTAACTGTAATCATCCCGCCTTTAGCGTACACCTTTTCGATTTGTTCGTGAGCGATAAATACGACATTCACCCCTTGGTGATCTCCACCTTGGTCTCGGAGGTTTTTACAGCGACGGATCAACATGTTTAACCGTTCTGTAACTCCGTTGTAGTTGTTTACTCCTCGGATCGAGTCCATGTCGTCGGCAGATTTCTTCATATCGTAGGAGAAGTACAGTCGGGCCAGTTCCCCTATAGAGTCGAACGCAACAGTTTTGTATTTAGGTGGCATTATACCTCATACTCCGTTGGGTCGTCGATCTCAGCTAAGATGAAGGCTTCCTTCCGCTCGACACAGGTACCACACTTCCCACAGTGGAGGATTCCTCCCTTATAACACGACCAGGTTTGGTCCAAAGGGGCGTTCAATTGGTGGCCGAGTTGCACTATCTCCTTCTTGGTTTTATGAATGAAAGGTGCGGTTAGGGCTATAGGTGTCCACTCATTACCCACAAACAAAGCTTGGATCATTGCGTCGAGGAATTCAGGCCGGCAATCCGGGTAGATTGCATGGTCTCCAGCGTGGGCTGCCCAGGATATAGTTCTTGAACCTGTTGCGATCGCCCATCCTGCCGCGATGGATATCATAATCATGTTGCGGTTGGGGACAACTGTTGCTTTCATCGATTCTTCTGCGTAGTGGCCTTCAGGGACAGGGTCAGAACCTGTCTGGGATCCGGAGGAGATTAGATGTTTAATCATACCGAGATGTGCCACTTCATATTCAATTCCAGCAGTTGTACATATTGTAACTGCGTGAAGAATTTCACCAACATGACGTTGTCCGTAATTGAATATTATAGCTTTAACATTAGGTCTTAACGACCAAAGTAAAACTGTGCTGTCCAACCCTCCCGAAAATAACACGATGGGTTTGCTCATATCTCCGTTACCTCCTCAGGTGGTGCGAGTTGTAAGGTTGATGGGGGTTCGATACTGAGTATTTTGTAATACTCTAGGTCGACGTAATCTGCTGCCTTCGGTTTGAACTGCTCGGGGATCACCCGACCGAAGTTTTTACATACGTCCCAGAAGTAACATCTCCGGTTCCAGGAAGTGCAAGAATCGGGATTCATCCAGATGATGTTGTCGGTTACTGCTCGTTCATACTCCTGGGCTTGGAGGATAAACTGGGATTCAAATCGGGATATATCCTCATCCGATCGTAGATAAGGTTCACGCTCGAAAGATACCGACAATTGGTCTTTCGCGTTCTTGTTAGGTTTTTTAAGCACGTTGAGCAAAAATCCATGAGGTCGTGTTCCGAGAGCTTTTCCAATTCCATATAAATATCCGGTGGTTTGAAAGTCGAGCATAAACTTGTCGTAGAAGATATTCCCCGTCATCGCTGTCGTTTTGTGCTCCAACAACCATATCTTCCCCTTCCACGAAATCACCGCATCAGTCTTGCCACGGAAGTAGTGGGGTTGCCAACAATGACCAACTTGACGTGGTTCACTATTAAAAGTTTTACTACGCATTTTACATTCGTGGAAAGGGATATCGGGATGGAGGAGTTTATGGAAGAAATAACAATGGTGTTCGGTGTTTGGGAGTGGGATGCAGAATTCCACTTCAGGGGAGATAACTACCATTTCGGTATCGTTGAAGTGGGTGGCGAAGACATCTACCATTCGTTTCGCTAGTTCAACCTGTTGTTCGATCGACCGCCGTTCTTCCGGAAGGATCATCTGTCCTTCCAGCTTTTTACGGTAACTGGTTTCAGATTCCTGAACGGCCGATTTAACATCTTTGGTGGCAAGGTATTTGGCAGCCCCTTCGTGGAAAGCTCCACCGGTCATTAGGGGTATCGCTATTGAGTTTTCCTCCAACTCATCTACGTGGTGGTATTTCATCTTCTGCCGGCATTGATTGAATTCTTTAACACGGGATATATTGAGGATCATTTCTCCTCCGCATTAGAGACGTGTTTAACGGCAGAGATTATATCCTCTCCATTTAGCACTAACGGGTCTCCCGACTTTGGGTTGAGTGTGAAGAGGTGAGGTTTCCCAGGTATCATGGATATCTCAACATCTTCAACCTCTCTCACGGTAGAGTCCTCATTTAACTTAAACCGTGAGATAGTTACACACATCTGTTTGACAGACATATTTCCTCACTCCAATTCTGATGCTTAGCATCGATTATAAATGCCTTTCAAAATCCTTTCAAGAGCCAGTGGGAGACTGGCTAAAAAGTATCTGCTCCGACAAATAGCACTAGAGCTGCCCATGCATATCTTTCTATCACAATTCGGTTGGTTGTTTCAATCCCGTTTTCTGTGGTAAGTACAATATGATCAGCTTCCTTTGTTACGTAAACTCCGTCTCCAAGGAATTGTTTTTCCATATCACCACTCCTGCCAGGGGGCTGGCTTGTCCAACACTAGGTATTGTCTTTCATCAATATGAGCATACCAGAAAGATTTCAACGGGAAGTTTTTAGTGATTGCATCCACACTAGATTGGTTTATAACAGACCTATCCTTGTTATATATCAGTATCTGACGTTTCTCTCCCGTTGTCGTGATGGAGTTTTGAACTTTTACGATGAAGGTTTTCATAAATGTTTACTCCATATTAAAAATCATCACATGGTTGATCACACTTATCACAGAAATACTCCCGACTACAAGCTCCAGGGGCACTACCTAAACTGTACCCCCAAGAATCCATTCTAGCCTGGCATTTAGAACACCAGCGACAGTTTATTATACTCCAGATTTTGACAATCCAAAACCACATTAGGTTGTCCTTTCCTTTCTCCTCCAAACACAGCAATAGGATAGAGGGCGTGGAGATCAACCGACCCTCTATCCTGGGTGTGAAGGGATATTAAACACCCTTGCTGTCGGCGCGGAGTGTTACTGGCGCCAGATGGTGGTTAGGCTGCTTCGGTTTCGGAGTCTTCCGACTCTTCAGCCTGTTTCGCCAGGAAAGCCTCGTGGTTTTTGGCTGCCTGCTCGTCCGCAGCCGCATCCAGCTCGTCCGCTTTACCGGCGGCAGCGATTTTTTCGCGGATCAACTTCTCAATCAGCTTCTTCTTCTGCTGGTACGCCTTCATCGCGCCCGAACCCTGCTGTTTCTTCTGCTGGGTTTTCTGACGGGTGCGGAGTTTCAAATACTCCGCCTCCAACTGTCCGGATTGCGCGAGTTTTTCAACCTCAGCATTGATTGCTGCCATGTCGATCTGTACATTCGGTGTGTCTGACATTTGTGTTGCTCCTTTTATAAGGGTTAGATTTAACCCGATTTATACTACTATTTTACATCAAAAATTTTTAAAAACAATAGCCAGTGGGAAGGTTTCCCTATTTTGCGCTTTGTGGCTCCTCCGGCTGCCCCTGCTCAGGTGGTGTAGGGAGGAAGAATTGGGCGAAGTCAGATTCGTTACCGCAAGAGTTGCAATGCACAATTACCTTTGCAGAAATTCCCCGCTTACCGCTCGAGCTTGCAAAAGCCTCTAAGTCCGATTTGCCGCACTTCGGGCATTTTGGCTGCGGCTGAGTCGCGCTCGGCTCTTGCGGCACAGTCACGGCCAGATGGTACAAATACTCCTGCACGTGATCGTCGCCCCAATGATTATCGTCAAAGCCGCGAAACTCACGGTATTGCTTTGGCGTCATTCGGGGCGGCATCTCCGGGCGTGGAGTATCGGCTTCGCGGTTCTCAGGGCGGCGTAAATATTGAGGCATCTCTTTGAGTTTTTGGGCAGCTTTATCCAAAATGCTCTCAAGTGAAGTCTTCCCCGGCTCCTGTGAAGCTGGCACTGATGAGGGCTCTGGTTCGTGTAGTTGGTTAGTTCCCTGGCAGTGGCTGTACTGCGTAAAAGGGGCTAAATATACCCCATTTATCGCTTTGTATATTTTTACGCCGCAATGTTTACAGATCATTCATCCCTCCCTGCGCCCTCAAATTTGTGCCCACCTTTTATGCCCAAAATAGCCAGCAAATGAATCCAGGCATGTTCGGATTTTCCGCACACCTTATTTTTACGATTACTGTGTTTGCAGTTCATTTCCCTTACTCCATTCTCTGTAGGTCACGAATCACTTTTTGAACCGAACATGTACAAAAATCTCCATCTGGATTTGAATCCCCAAATGGGCAGCCGGCAGCGTGGTCAATATACGGAAGAAGTTTTTGTAAATCCTGCTTCCGCGTCTCTTGCTGGATTAGGGCGGCGAAGTCGGCCCATGAATTGATTTCCCCTTGCGCGTCATCACACAATTTTTCAATGTCGGCAACGCTAAAGTTATGGCCGGAATCGCGTAAAATCTGCCGCATATTTTCCCGCGCCCGTTCTCTCAATCCCTCAATCTCTGTTGGTGGCATTTCTCTCTCCTTCTTGCTGAGTTAGATCTATCACCTCAGTTCGAGGATCGTTCTCCTCTTGTACAATCGAATCTAAATGTTGATTCCTTCGGTTATGGATAAATTCTATCGCCTTTTTAGCCTCTGCCACAACCTGTTCCTTCGTCATCCCATCCCATTGATGGAGGTAGTTTTGGAGGAGGGAGTCACGGTAGGAGTTGGGTACGATAGACTTCGGCTCTTTTAAATACACCCCACCGAAAGGGTTGGGAGTTTGGGATTCTGCCCCAGCCAATTCGTATATATACGACACCCAGGGTTGGGAGAGCAACGCGGGGATGAGTTCATCATCCCCTTTATTGGTGAAGTACAACCGAGGTTTAACCTCACCCGACGTCATTACTAACAGTCGTGTTGGCATCCCCTACCTCCTGTCTCGATTGTATCCTCTCCCAGATGTCTTGACGAATCACCATCACACCTAAAGGAGTTTTTCTCTCGCCGATGATGGTAGGGCAATACCCCAAAAGCTTCAACTGTTTGGAGAAAACAACAATCCTCGCGAGGTTTTCTGGGGTGGATTCCCTAACATAGTTGGTGAGACTTTCCTGCAGTTTGTCTGACAGCTGGGTGATTAGGGATTCTAAATCGGCCTGTTGACGGGGCTTCGCCCAAGGTGGGTTGAAGTTCTTCTGCAACCTCGACTCTATGACTTTTGTGTAAACCTCCGAAAGGTTAGCCATTATTGATCATCCTTTCGGCTTGTTTTTTGATCGCGTCAATCTCATCCTGGGAGAGAGTTTTTCTCGCCAGCTCCATGAATATCTTCGACTCAGCCTGACGTTTCTGGTGGTAGGATTTACGATTGGATAACATCGTGTGGAGCCAGTCGAGGGCTTCAACAATTTCTTGGAGAGTTTCATTACGTTGTGTAATAGCCACCTCTTCATGAGGCATTAACGAAGGACTCTCTAAATCTGTGTCAGACCCACGTTGTGTATTTTTTTGGTGAGTAAGAAAATCCATCAGTTCTTCCAACCTATCTGTTGATGGGCATTTCGGCCCGTTGTTACCATTCTTCCCTGCCATGTTGATCTCCATGTTGGTGCGGATTTTTAATACTAGGTCCCCTTGTGTTTTTATCACAACATCTATTCTACAGTCTACTACGTTTTGTTAAATTTGTCACTATCCAGTGGGTTAGTGTTTAAACCCTTTCTCAGTTTTTAGTTTCAACGGTTTGTGACAGATACAACATTCATCATCCCCTACAATAAAAGGTAGACAAACATGACTGTCTAGGTGAGTTTTGTTGGTTTTGTCGGGTTTTTCTGTTACCTCAGAGGAGGGTTTCACCCTGGGTTTGAACGTAGCACAATAATGGGTAGATAACGCTTCGTTTTTAACCACGGTTCGAATCAAACCAACAATCGGTTGACCGTAGCAGAATCGTCCTGATTGGGCGATATTCTGCGTTCCTAGGTGGACACAATCTCGACAACACTTCACACTCATCACTGCCCTCCTGCTTGGTCGGAGTATTGTGGGACAGAACGTCCCGCTTGGGAAGTAACCTCACGGAGTTTCCTCCCATCATCCAATGGAGGCCGATAACTCTCCATTATAATCTCCCTCCATTCCTTCAAAAACCGGTTAAGGGCTTCCTGAGAGGAAGCAATAACCACCGTGTTGTTTATCTTCACTTCTTGGAGCGGCGTGAACCGTTTCGGTTGAGGTTCGTTTTCTTCCTTCATCTTCGCAGCTATCACTTCTCCTCCTTAAGTAAGTCTGGGCGAACTATTTTTATAGTCACTCTATGTAGATTGGCTAGTTGTTTGCCCCTCACTATCTCTAAAGCTTTAAGTAATTCTACCACAGGATTTATCTTAAGTACTTCCATACATCCCTCCATGTGCTTCATCAGCGTAGAACTGCTGTACCACCATCATCCCCAACGGTGTTTCGACCACAAACGGATCGTCGGCGAAATGGTTCCCGAAGAGATACCTCTCAGCATACTGCCTCATAATCTCCCTCTGCATCTCAAGCAGCGTTGGTGGGGTTTGAATATTACTCATTCAGGTTTAGGCATTTCTGCCTTCTCCCGGTATATAGCAGAGAGATCGTCAAACATCTCTGCCACAATCTGGTTTAGTTGAACTTCATTCAGTTCTACATTAGCGAAAGCTGTTGCATACAGCCTTATCCTCACACCCGGGAAGGAAGGATGAGTAAAATGGTGGTCGTGTATTTTAAGCTGCTTCATCCTTTACCTCCACACCTAGTTTCTGCAACACCCCTTTAAACCTCTCGACCATTAACGGTTCCCCAAGAAATATCGCCTGTTGATAGGCTTTTTTATACATCTCCACCTCAGCTGAATCGGCTTGAGGGATAACTTCATTTGTTGTGGTGGTCTTTACCACCTCTCGTGCTAAAACGGGGGAAGTAACCTTCTCCTTTGGTATTTCCCTCCCACCGTTAAGGATCTTCGCCTCAATCCGGGTCAACTGTTTCTCCCAATATGCAAAATCTCCCGTTCCAGCAGTCTCCCTCATCATTCGTTTATACTTCCTCCAGTGGGAGCAATAGGAAACATATGTGTTATCTGCGAGCATTTTGGACCTCCGATGTTATCATTATACCTCTTAACTTTTGCTTTTGCAAGAGCCAGTGGGAAGCTGTGACAAAGTAATAAAAACAACAGAAGCTTGTATGGTTCTGCCGACGTAAAGTAGACCATTTGTTACTTCTGTTGTTTTCTCTTGGTTAATACTTCTGTTTTTTAGATTGTTTTTTTTGCTTTTTTTATTTTTATTAAAAAACATGAACCTCAACACGGAGGAAGAAATAAAAATCACAACTACCCCTTTCTAACGTCGGCAGAACCATCATGACTTTTGTTATTTCTTCCTCCGACGTCCAGAGGTTGAAGGTTTATTCCTCCCTCACCTCAAACGTTAGGGTTTTAGGGGGTGTGGTTGTCGGTAACGACTGGTTGTGGAAGAGGCTGAACTTCGGGATTTGTATTGTCTGCCCCCGAACTCTTCCTGCCCAGTGGAGGAGGTAGATGTGGTGTTGTTCGGTTTGTCTTACCCACGTGAGCTCGCCCGTGATATGGAACTTCGGTTTCGGGTTTGTTTTATCTCCCATCTTTAAACGCCTCCTTCACCGCATTGGTAATCTGTTCTTCCGTCGCATTCACCCAGGAGGTTGTGGGATAGAGTCTTTTGAACGCCTCCTTCACTGGTTTCTCCTGGTCTCGGAGTTTCTGAGACCGAACGCGGTGGGACTCCCTACTATACTCCATCTGATACAACGCTCTATTCACCAGCGCCACGACCTGTTCAGGAGTAAACACATCCAGCACCGCGGTTGTGTTCATGTTGGTTCCTCCCTCCTCCAGCCCTTTTCTATCTAAAGGGTCAATTCGTAAAAACTGGAATGCGGGATCCCCGTCTTTACTTCTGGGAATCCTCCCCTCCAACTCCTTCAGCGGTACCTCGACCTTCCTCGTGATATCTTTCCCCCTCATTTCAACCCCGCTTCTGCCTTCTGTAAATCCTTCCAGGCTCGTTGTAAATCAACTGATTTCACCGAAGGGGTTCTGTGTCTTTCACATAAATGATCAACCCTGTTTGGGTTACAATCCCTCAACCATCTCTCCAACCGTTTATACAACAACTCCGCAGTCACCTTAGTGGTCTCATTTGGGTGACGCCGAGCTTCCGCGGCAGCATTCACAAACTTACAACAATAACACTTCATCGTGGTTTTACCTCCGTGGTTCGTTACTTCCCCACTTCGTTCTTAGGTAGATCCCCGTCTACCTTCGGTCTATTGGTTCATCGTCTCAACTTCAAACAACAACGCGTCCAAATCCTCTACAGTCTTCCCTTGTTCGTTGTAGAGATCTGCTACATACTTCCCAATCAACACCAATAACTCTTTCTGTTTCTGCGTCACCTACTTCACCATCCCTTCAGCAACCCGGTTGAGGGTTTCGATCTTCCCAGCAGCCTGCAGTTTGGCCCGGATCAACTTCTGCGTGGCAGCCTTCTCGGCGTTCCGGATCTTGCGCGCCGCGATCACTTCCGGACGGAGATTATAGGCACGGCGATATACGATCTTCCCCAGGTAGGACTGGACGTCCGACTCAGGTAGGCCCAACTCTTTCGCGAGCTCCCGGATCATCCTTGTGGGTTCTGCTGCCTTGGTTGTGATCTCATGGGCGAGGTTCTTTGCGTTATCGAGGTTGGACATGTTGTTATCCTTCGTACTTCAGCGTTGGTCGCCACCCAGTTTGTTACTATAATACAGTATATAATAAACCAGATCCGTTCGGCAACAAAATAATTCTAAAGTTTTTCTTAGAGAGCGGCACTCTCCAGTGGGTTAGTGCTCTCGCCGCTCTCGGGGTTCTCTGCTACGTCCAGCGCGGACCCCTCCAGCGAGGGTTTCGGCTCCGGAGCAGGTTTGAGGTTTCCCTCACGGCATCCTGTGGTAGTTCGCCGTTATGACGTATGAAGTTGTTGTAGTTCGGTTACTACGGTGGTGCTCGTATTGTGTTCATTATGTTACCTGCTATCACACAGACTCCGCATTGATGATAAGTTGTATCTCCTCATCAGTTAATGTGAAGTACCAACTTCCATTGCCTGTGTATACAGTTGTGAGGCCTGACGAGTCTCTCTCACAGTTAACTATCTTACCCGTTTCGAATTCGTCTGTTGATTCATCGTACTTATTGAACTTCATTAACTTCATGTTAATCTCCTATTTGTTTAATTATCCACCCTGCCTTGATTGGCCTTTCACTATCCAGTGGTTGTTAGCTCTTCAAACTCTGCTTCCAAGCTTTGATCTGTTGCCACTGTTCCTTGTTCCGTTTCGTTCTATACGTCAGATCATACAACCCTCTATCGATGATCTGTGTGAGTAGTTCAGCGTCTGTCTTGTCTGGTCGAGTTGCTTTCAACTCCTTCATCTTCAACTGCTGTTCCTTACTCAGTTCGATGTTCATATTGATCTCCATATTTGAATTAGGTATGCTAAGCACACCATAGAGTGGTCTGTCACACCACTCTAGCTATACTTAGTTCTTCTTCACTCTCCCTTCTTCCTCTAACTTAATAGTAAGGAATGATAGTTCTTCTTCAAGTTCACTAGCTGGACATCCATTTACATCTTCATCTCCAAGCGCCGCTAGCTCTGAGTTCTTCTCTTGTAACCATTGATACAATGCTTTACTTATTTGCCACATATTGATCTCCATTTCCGATGTAGGTCATCACCCTGATTTGTGTCTACAGTTCTTCCATCTTTGCTAGTATTGTCGCCCACTTAATCATCTCTGACTCTGTAACTTGATATTCATTACAGAACCATATATCAGTAAGTCGTGTAATCTTAACGCCCTTAGATTCAAGGATGTTAATTGCTCTTACAAGGTTCATAGTCCTCCTTTCTGTGGTCTTCACCACCCGGGTCCCCAGAAATTTTCGTTTTTGGATACCCTGTATTAGGTCAACCCAATAACCACGGGTGGTTAAAACTAATGGGCTTTTGAAAGGGCTGTTCCCGTTCTTCACATGCTGCCCAAAAAGGATGTTGCTTCTGCCTTCCAGCCAGCCTATAATGGAGGGTTAAAGGGGCTGTTGGTATGACGAATCCCGGATATTTTTCTGAAGAGCTGAGAGTTAGACCAGGTCAGACTGGGGCCATCCCTTGTGATAATAAGGCTGCGAGGATGGCACAGCAGGAGATTGTGCTGAGGTTGTTAGCGTCGGGTTTACCTATTTATGAGGTGGCGAAGCAGACAAAGACTTCGGGGGTTACGATCGCCAAGTGGTTTAGGGATCCTGTGATGATGGAAAGGTTGAAGGAGTTGAATGCGATCGTTTGGCAGGATATGGATTCTCAGTTGAAGGTTAAGGCCACCCAGACATTCGAGAGGATTCAGGAAGCTTCGGATGAGGCGTTGGATAAGGTTTTGGAGTTGATGCATAAGGCCGATTCGCAGGCTATACAGGCCAAATGTGCGTTTGATATTTTGGATAGGGATCCTAGCACGTCCAAAACGAAAAAGATTGAGAAGACCTCCCGGAGTGTGTCGATTTCTGCCGAGTTTTTACATCTGGTTGAGTCGGCTGAGAAGGAAGCTGGGACGGGGACCACCATAAATGGATGAGTTGTTACATACCGCGACCAGTGCGCAGGCTGATAGGTTGAGATCAACCTTAAGGAGAAAGGTACTGGGACCTCAGTTGGGGTCGTTCTACGTCTTTTGTAAGACGATAATGGGGTATAAAGACCTCACCCCTTCTTTCCATCTCCCGTTATGTAATGATATACAGTCAACGTTGGGGGATTTGAAACGAGGTTACCTCGAGCCCCGCGGTTCGTTCAAGTCGACTATTGTGGGTAAATCCTACCCAGCTTGGAGGTTGTTGGGAGGGGGGTCCCCTTGGATTGAAGACATCCTGAAGTGTGAAGTCAACGATCAGCTGTTGGAGTATTATGATAAGGATCATGATGTGGATCCGAGGAACCATCGGATTTTAATCCTCTCGGAAGCCCAGGATATCGCCAATAAGGATCTGAAGGATATCAAGTTTAAGATTGAGAACGACCAACAGTTCCAATGGTTGTTCCCCGAGATTATCCCCGAGTCCGTCACTAAAACGGTGTGGAATGCTGGGGAGATTTTACTGCCAAGGTCTCAGTCGTTTGATGAGTCCACGTTAACGGCGTTGGGTGCCGATTCTGCAGGAACTGGGTTCCATTATACCATCATTGTGTATGAAGATTTGGCCGGTGAAAAGGCGGCCAAATCGGAACCGTTAATGCAGACCGCCAAGGACAGGATTAAGGCATCCCCTGGGTTGTTGGTGAATCCTCGCACATCGGAAGAATTATTCATCGCCACCCGTTGGAAACACGGTACGGCTGACGTGCCTGGATGGATGATGCAGGAGCTGCCTCATGGGACCACCGAATCAGGCCGCCCCACGGGTTTCAAATGGCATATCCGTTCCGCTGAAGAGGAAGGCCCGGATGGGGAGAGAATCCCCACCTTCCCTGAAAAGTACCCGATAGAGGTGCTCGACGATATCAAACAGCGCGAGGGGGAGTACCTCTACAACTGTAACTATATGAATCGTCCCTCCTCCCCGGAAGGGTCCGATTTCAACCCGAAGTTGTATAAACAATTCTCCATTGGTGAATCTTCCCCCGGAGTGTTAGACATGATCATCCCAGATGACGGTACGCCCCCCGTTAGGCTCCGCCATCTGTATCGGTTGGGGTTCTACGACCCCTCCTCCGGCGGGAAAACAGCCAAGTGCGAAGGCGCGATCGCAATTGTGGCTATGGCAGCTGACCGCCGGGTGTTTGCACTCCGGGTGTGGGGGAAGAACAGTGGGTATGATGAAGCCCTAGAAAAATTCTCCGTTTTGAACGACCAGTATGTTCTCCACCGCCGGATGTATGAGGCGATCGGGGCTCAAAAGGAAGTTGAAAATATTGTCAAGATGAGACGTCAAATCCAGGAGTTGAACGGGAAGTGTTTGAAATGTGAAGCCAAACATCGCAATTTTACCATCGACCCTTTCAACCCCGGCACGCAGAACAAGGAAGAAAGAATCCGGGCGTTCCTAGGCCCCGCCTACGAACAAGGCAGGTTCTACGTCCGTAAAGGGGAGACCGAGTTTAAAATGCAGATGCAGGACTTCCCCCACGGTGCCTTGATCGACCGATTGGACGCCACGGCTTCGGGCGTAAAACACCTCCGTGCTCCATTATCAGCCGACGAGATTGAGTCATTACAACTAGAGACCGAAGCAGTCCATATGCCGAGAGAGTCCCGCACTTTCACCACCCAGAACTACGGAGGGTATGTGTGACCTGTGAAATTTGTTCTACTTCTGAAGGTCGTTTAGTAAGAGACCATAATCATTCAACTGGGATGATTCGTGGCATGTTATGTAATCATTGTAATTGTTGGCTTGGAGTTTACGAAGCCAATTTAAATCGAGAAAGACAACGTGGTAAAAGTAAGTACAAAGTTTGGGTTATTAAATATGAGAGTATTATTAAATCATATTTAGCACAAGATAAAGGTATTATTTTTCGTTCTTATCGTCAATTATATCATGGGGTAGATAATGCCCACTAAACAACTGGTGATGTTGCAGATCCCGAAGGAGTCCCAGCAGAATATCTTCGGGAAGTTGTCTGCGTTTCTAAACCAGAAGTTGCAGAAAACGATCGAGGCGAGGTCGTCTCAGATCGAACAAAAGATGACCCAGTGGGAGAGTAATTATCAGGGCATTCCCAGAACTCAAGGCACTCGTACTACCCCGTTTGTGGGAGCAGCGAACTTCGTCCCGGGTCTAATCCGCATGCATGTAGACATCATGCATGCACGCATCCAAGGGTTACTCTGGGGGGTAAAACCTTTCTGGAAACCCACATGGTACAGCAGTTCAATCAAACACGAGTGGTTGGATCAACTTTCTGAATGGATGGATTACAAATGGTACAACGAGATCGAAGCGTTCGATTCGGTAGACGCCTCCCTCCATGATGTAGCCAAACTAGGTGTGTCGATATTGAAACCAACCTGGGTAGAACGTCAGAAGTTCTTCGCCACCCAGCCCGGTCGAATCGAAAATAAAACGTTTAAGAAAACCGAAATCTTCCCAATTGGGTTTAACGACTTTCTCCCATACCCCATAACGGCCCGAACGTTAAAACAATGTACTATTAAGTTCCACCGATTGAGATACACCCAAGAGGAAGTCCAGTTTAAAATAAACACCAGCGAGTGGGATCAATCCGCAGGTCAACTGGTGCTCCGCTCCCCCATCACCTCCGAAGGCACAGCCGCAGAAAAATCGTCAAACTTCTCTGGTATCTTCCTCTCTCCAGACGTTACTCGCCCCTACCAAGTAGTTGAGGCCTGGTTGGATTATGAGTTATCCCCAGGCCAAATGCATTCAATCGTGGTGGTATTTAACCCTCAGATGAATTCACATCAATCGATCATCAGGGCTTACTACCACCCGATTGGGTTGGATCAGGAAGCGTTTGTTGACTTCCGGTTGTTTATAAAGAATAACTCATTCTACCCCGATTCTATCCCTCAGATGTTGGAGGATTCTCAAGAAGAAAAAGCCCAGATCCACAACACACGACGTGACGCCTCAACGGTCACAAACATCCCTTCCTGGGCGAAAAAACGTTACTCCGACGTCGGCTCTCCCAAAGACGAATGGTTCCCAGGCAAAGTCTGGGAGTTGGAAAACATGGATGATCTGAAAATGCTCACCATGACTGGTAATTACAACCACATGATTGAGGAAGAAAGGTATGTCGATCAAGATGCTGAAAAGCTCGTTGGTAATCCGCCTCCTAGTCAGGGGTTTGCTTCTGGTTCTATGGGTAAGCGTGGTGTGTATAACACTCAAGGTACACTGGCACTCATGGCTGCTGGAAATGATCGCCTTGACAATATTATGCGTCGGATGCGTTTGCCTTTCCATCGTATTGGACGGGCGATTTACAATAACTACCGAGACTTTGGGGATGAGGGACAAGCTCAAGCGGGGGAACCCGATCTTCAAGCTGCTTTCAATCTTAAACCTCCACAGGGCTACGAAGGCACCTTCTTCGGTCTTGGATGTTCCGACGCTGGTTCCAACCGAGAAACAGAACGCACCTCCCTCCTCCTTATGGGGAACACTATGGCGAGCTACTACAGCCAGATTATGGGGTTACTCCCCCAAGTGGTTCAAGCCCAAGGACCTGTCCAAGAACTTATGTTTGAAGTGCTTGACGGAGCACGCGATCTCGCCTCAAGACTACTTACGGCATTCAACATCCCAGACAGAAAAAAACTGGTCCCCGACCTGCGAGCAATGCTATCTGGAAAAAGCCCTAACGACGGGCCTACCCCCCCTAACCGTGCGGGAGTGCCTGGACCTGAAGCGCCTGTTCAACAGTCCGACTTACAAGACCTATCCTCAACAGTTGCTGCGATTGCGGGTGCAAATCGTACGGGAGCTGGCTCGGGTGGGGGCGCCAATGGACGACCTCCGGTTTAACCAAGGAAGGTTGTCGGTGTTAAAGGCGTTAGAAAACATGCCGGTGGAAATCGAAAACGAACTCGAGAGATTCGAGGAAGAAGATAATAAAGGAAAACAAGAGAGGAAGAAGGCAAATGGCAGACCCAGTGTTTGGTAGTGAGGATAGAGTAAATGAAGGAGCTTTCCCTGCTGATCTAATGGCTCAGTTGGAGGGGAAGGATATTAAAGATCACGCGAGGATTATTTCAAAGTATTATAAGGATAGGGAGAATTCCTTACTGACGGAAGCACGGAAGAGGATTAACCAAGCAAGGGAAACCGCTCCTAACGATCCTCCGAGACGTCAGAGTTTGGAATCCCCAACCCTGACTAAAGAGCAGGTGTGGAATGATCCTGTTAAGGTGTTGAACGACCTGAAAACCGGGTTGATCACTAAGGAAGAGTTTACCCAGCAGACTGCGTCCGCTCAAAAGACCATCATCCGGATGGCTGAACAATTGTCTCGTCAAGACAAAGATGCGGAAGGTCAGCGGTTGTGGATGAAGTACCGGAGTGAAATCAACGGTATTATGAACAACCTTCCCCCTGATCAACAGGCGGATCCGGCGTTCTGGGATACAGCTTTTAACGCTGTGATGGGAAATCACCTTTCAGAAATCCGTACCGAGGCTGTTAAAACAGCTACCACGATAGCTGAACCCGGTCAGCCTGAATCTGAAGAGGCTGCTGTTCCCGAGGACCTCTCAACCCTGCGGGCCGGCGATAAAACCGCTTTAGACGTCTGTGCAGGTTTGGGTATTACCGGTGATCGTTACCGGAAAGCAAAAAAAGAGATGTACACCGGCACCCTCGGTATGACACTCACAAATGTAGGGAGATAATATATTGTCGACACCAACAGTTCCACCCGTTGTTGAAGCAAAACCCGTTCTAACTCCTGAGCAGGAGAAGGCAGCACGTAAGGCTCGCTATGCAGCCTACCGCAAAATTCAAGGACAGCCGAAATTGGCTGTGCAGGCAGTTTCTCTCAAAGGCAAACACTTCTTCTGGGCGCCAAACCCTGGTACATGGAAAGGCGATGACTCTGAAATGGTCCGCCTTGACATGTTGGGTTATGCCCTGGTGAAAGAACCGAAGGCGAAAGAAATCCTCTCCGGTCAAGACGTGAAAGATCGTTTGGTGATAGCAGGTGGTTTACGCCAAGACGGTACCTACGTTATCGGAGACGTCATCCTAACCTTCTGTGATCAAGAGGTTTACGAATTCCACCTGCTAGATGTGGAGGAGAGGTCCGATCAGCTCATCACCGGAGCACAAGAAGACTTCAAAACCGAAGCACAACGAGCAGGTATTCCGACGTTCGAAACATCCGGTCGGAAGAAGTAACAATAAGGAGAGAATATGGCGGCGAGCAGTAACGTAGCAACGACCATCCTCCACAAACGCACGCGTTTGGACACCTCAGCTATCGCCAACATGAAACGTATGTTGGAGAAGTCGGGGAACACGTTCAACAACGCAGTGCCGGTTCAAGTGGAGGCCGCATCAGGGTTCATCATCGAATGCGCGACTATTGTGTCGGTGGCAACCGCAATTATCGCGGGGTTTGCCACCGAGCCTGGAAATAACCTAACCACGTCGGGGGTTGCTAAAACTCTCAACACTGGGTTTAAAGTAAACAACCAACCTTCTGCTGTGGTGATTCCCATTGGAGCACCCCCGAACGACGGAACCATCGGAATGGTGTTAGCAACCGAATCGATGGAGTTTATCGGCACCTACGGTGACTCCGCAACCGCTGCGAACGCAGTGTTGGCTCAAACCCAAGTCGGTGCCATCCGCGGCCTAACCAAAGATGCCGGAAACGCCTTCTGGTACGTCGACAACAACATCACCACCCTCGCAGGCGGTGCATGCGTTGAAATTGTCGAACTGGTTGACCCTGTTGGTACTCTCAACGGTAAGGTTATCTTCAAAGTCATCAAAGCAGCGCAACAACTGAGCACATAACAAGGAGACAGTATGCCGGCAACACGTGGTGCATTTTCACAACTATTGGCTCCCGGATTGTACTCGGTTATTTACGAAGACCTCGAGATGCATCCGGAGGAATACACACAGTTTTTCAACGTTTACAGTTCAACAAAGTCGTATGAGGAAGATCAACTCTACGCAGGCTTGGCGGCAGTTCCGTCGAAGCCTGAAGGGGAACCGCTGAAGTTCGACGAACCCATGCAGGGTGGTTCGGTAAGATACCAACATGCAGGGTTTGGTTTGGGCTTCCAGGTTACCCGAGAGATGTGGGATGATGATCAGTACGGGATCATGAAGAAGGTTTCGACCGACTTTGGTGGTTCTATTCGCCAGACGGTTGAGTCGGGAGCTGCTGCGGTTATGAACGGCTCCTTCACCTCGATTAAAACGATCGACGGTGGAACCTTCATCGGTTCTCACAACCTCATGGGGGGTGGATCTTACTCCAACGCTTCAGCAACCAATGTCGCGTTTGGCGTAACTGGCCTTCAAGAACTCATCCTGATCTTCGAAAAGATGGTGAACGAGCGCGGACTGATCAAACGAATGGTACCGGAGAGTATTCTCATCCCTGTGGACTTGCAGTTCAAGGCACAGGAGGTACTACACTCTTCATACAAACCCTATACGGGGACGAACGAAGTCAACTCCGTCCAAGGTCGTGTCGCTCCAATGACGGACCACTATCTTACTTCTACCACCGCATGGTGGATGTTGGCGAGAAAGGCCGGTCACACTCTCAAAGCCTTCTGGAGAACTCAACCAGAGTTCGACAGCCAAGACGACTTTGCAACCAAATCAGCAGCCTTCTCAGTCTGGTTCCGAGAGACCTTCGGAGTCACCTACTGGCATGGTGTTGCTGGTTCCCCAGGTCAATAACAAGGAGGATTTATGGCGGTTATCTCAATCGCAGATACGATTTTCGACAATCCTACCTTTAACGATCTAAACCCTACAGGGTTGATCCCTCAAGGCGGGAGGCTTATGTCTTCCGCCCCTCACACTGACGCGTTGATGGTCGTGGGGGCCGAGGGGTTGGGAAAGGATTCTGCAAACCTAGTTCTCACCCGTAACGGTAAAGGTGATTGGTCTTTAAACCGGACAGCTGCGGGTGCGGAAACCTACAACGTTCGGTTATATTTAGACCAAGTACTACGCACGGGTGAGAAGTATTTCTTCGACCTTTTCAACCAGGACAACAAAGTGGCGGCGCCGGATAAAGGAATTGCTATCACGGATTTCTTTATCATCTACAAATCAGGAGTGGTTGCTTTAACCACCGCGACTCTACGTCTTGGCAAAACCGTTTACTCTGCAGTGGGAGGTGGTGCTGCCCCGGTCCAAACGGATCTTGTGGCGGCAACTGGTATCTCAACTGCAAACACTGCTCAATATCAATTCCAAAAATTAGCTGGACCTTCCCCTGTGGTCTTCCATAAAGACGACCTAGGGCTGATTGAAGTGGAAGCTGTCATCGTTATGGCGAACACCGGTACGCTGCAAATCGCAGCAATTGGGTGTCATGCGAACTTCAACTTTAACTAAACGGAGACGAATGTGTCGAATTTACTGCAACCAAACAATGTGTGGTTAATTGATACTCCTGGGGCAGGGATCATCAACTCCCAGAAGATAAAAGTTAGTTCTGTATATTGGAATGGTCCTGCAGCTAACGCCACATTCGTTATCCAGAATCAATTCGGGAAGATTTTGATCGAAGCAACCTTCACAGCGGGCCAACAGCCCACTTGGTTCCCTAATGATTGGTGGGATGGATTGATAGTTCCCACTCTCTCCTCGGGGGTATTGGTAATTACACTGGAGTAGATATGTCTAACATCATAACTCAAAACCCGGCGATTATTGATACCCCTGGAGCAACCGTTTTCTTCCCGAAAGGGTGTAAGTTAAAACACATGGAGTGGTCGGGGTATTTGGCGGGAGCCACTTGTGTGGTGAATAACGGGTTGGGCAATCTTGTATGGAATCCCGATCCAGCTTCCGATCTGGAAGAGGTGAGGACCGCAGCAATCGGATGGGTTGATACGGGGTTAATCGTTCCAACCCTAACTTCTGGCAAGTTGTTAGTCTTCTTTGAGTGAGGAGAGGTATGAAGAAATATCTATTATTGTTATTCCTATCAACGTGTCTTTCCTTTGCTCAGGTGCCTGTTACCATCACAGGGGTGGTGCAGGACACCACAGGGGCTGCAGCAACCTCAGGTACGGTTACTTTTTCCCTTCAACCGCAGAACAGTGGGATTATTTATTTCGTTACGGGGACTGGGATTATCGCTCCCCAATCGGGTTCTTGCGGGATTGATGGGTTGGGGAATATTAAAAATCTAGCACTCTCTGGAGCTTGCACTGTCTGGGGGACGGATGTTTTACAGCCGGGGAATTTAACCTACCAGATTCAGTTTTTTCCAAATGGGAATCAAGGGAACACAGTTTCAAACCAGTGCATAACGGGCACGTTGTATAATCTGTCAAACCCCGTGTTTTGTCCGGTGATTAAACCTACCCCCCAGGGTTCGACAGTGATTACTTCACCGATACAGAATAATCTTATCCCGGCAACCAATGGGTTCTTCAACATCGGTTCGGCTTCGTTGAGGTATGCGAACGGGTTTTTTCTGAACATAAATACAGTTACTTGTACTGGGTGCACCTCTCCAATCGGCTATCAAACGATCCAAAACGCAACGGTGGGTATATTACAACGGACGAAGTTGAATTTTCTGTCTCCCCTAACCTGTGTAGATAACCCCGGGAATACCTCCTCTGATTGTGGGTTGTCTGGAACCGCTACTTACCCCTCCTCAGGAGTGATTGAAACTGGGGTTGGAACAACCAACGTGGTCCCGAAGTTCACTAATGGTGCAACCGGAGTTCAGGGTAATTCTAGTATTACTGACAACGGTACGACGGTCTCTACCACAGAGAATTTTTCTGCAACGGGAACGGTTACTGGGTCTAACATCCCAGCAGGCACCATCAACACTGGCACAGGCACAACCAATACGATATCGAAGTTTACCACGGGCGCTTCGGGTGTGCAAGGCAATTCTGGATTGACTGACGATGGCACAACCATCACCGCCACTGAAAAGTTAAACGCAACTGGGAATAGTGCTGGGGGTAATGTCGGGTTGAAAAACTTCTCATTCGATCAAACCCAGTATGTATCCACCTCCGGGAGTGATTCCAACGATGGTTTATCCCCTGGTACTGCCAAGTTGACCCCACAAGCGGCTATGAATACTGCTACTGCAACCGGCACCCAACAAGGCCAGGTGTTTATTTATCAGGGTACCTACCCCTGCCCCACAACCTGGTACAGTGGGTTGGCTATAACCGGGATGACCGATATTTTTACCTCCCTATGGCCTGCCACTGCAGGTATCGCGATAGGGAATCTTTCAGGGGTGAAATTCGACTGTCACGCAGCAAATGTGGTAATGACTGCAATCGCAAACTCATCTTTTACCAACATTGAGTTTAGTTTCGCGAATAGTGGCAACAACGTACAGTTAAAGAACGCAAGTATTCTGCACTTCAAAAAGGTTGCTGTAACACAAGCTGGTACTACGGCAGTACCTGTGCTGTTGATCACTACAACCACCACTGTTCAAAACCCAGCAAACAACAGTGCGTTCAACACTTTTGAGGATACGGTGTTGGATGGACCTACCTCAGGTACCGCAGATGCGTGTTTAAAGCTAGCCGGTTTAGGCGCTGTCAACGCAGGAAGTTTCGTCACTGATAATTCTTTCGTGAATTTATACTGTTCAGGAAATTTAAAAAACGGGTTGGATTTTGAACTTAACTCAGACACCAACTATTTCTCAGGACGGAATTTTATCAACAACACGGCTGGGTCTGCAACCGGTGATGCGATGGTGTTTAACTCTGCAACCCCAGCATCTGATCAAGATGCGAATAATGAGATTGTTACAGGGTTTATATCCTCTGGTAACTTCAGCCATCAAACATCTATGGGGCAGTCTTCCGGTCATATAATCCAATCAGGTGCAGGGTTGGTTAACGTTTTAGGTGGTACCCCTACGTACATGATTCTAGGCTCGGCTTTATCTGGGTTTGCACCAACGTTTCAGATCAACGGAGATCTGTTAGTTAAAACCTTACTGTGTTCTAGTACTACTCCTACATTAACAGGGTTTGGGACTGGTGCTTCTATAACTTCCAACAACGGGAGCTGTTCATTTTCAATTAATGTGGGAACTGGAGGGGTTGCATCAAGTGGCACTATTACCATGAACAAAACGGCGGCTCACACTTGGAGTGGGCAGTGCACAGACAATACAACATTTTCAGCTTCACAGTTCCTACAATACGTACAAGGCAACACAACAGTTATAACGATTGCTAATAAAACAGACACTGCCACTTCAGCAGCTTGGGTTGCGAGTGATGTTTTAAACTGTACAGCGACGGCAAACTAACATGGCTATAGGTAAAGCAATATTTCAAGAGGTGGATAGATGTGGGAGATGCTGGAGGTTGTTTCCTATCTCCCAACTTCAAAAACAGGATGGGCATTTAAGATGTGTTATCTCCTGTACTGATGACCTATCCACCACGACAGAAAAACGCCAGAGGTTAATCTCAGATGTTTTATCCTCCGGTCAAGAGGGAGTTTCGGATAAACCCGAACTCTTCTCCGATCCGGGAGAATTGAGCTTTGAATGAGTATTTTTCACAGTGATGATGTAAAGATGTTCAACGATATCCTAACTGGATATAGAGAACTAAAAAAGGAGATACAACACGTGGCAACTCTATTGGAACAACTCACCGCAGGTGTAGCAGATGAGAATACTGCTATTGGTTCACTCATCCAGCTGTTCGATAATTTCGTGGCGACAGCCAACCAGAATATAAACGATCCTGTTGCAATGCAGGCGTTGATTAATACGGTGGCAAATGAAAAGGCTGCCATCATCGCAGATATTGTGAAGAATACCCCACAGACTCCAACTATCACTTCTCTCCTACCAACTTCTGGTCCGGTGGGTTCGACGGTGGTGATCAACGGATCAGGGTTTGGTCTTACCCAGTCTGCGTCCAAAGTCACCTTCAATGGGGTTGATGCAGGGCTGGCGACTAACTGGACAGACACCCAGATTACGGTCACAGTTCCTCCTGGCGCCACAACAGGGGATATTTTGGTGGTAACCACTGTCGGTGGGTCTTCCGCGAGAGGAAGTTCCTTCTCAGTGGATGGATCTACCCCAGCCGTTCAAGCGCAAGATAAAAAACTCCCGTTGGATGGAGTGAATGCACCTGGATCAGGAGTAGCTTCCCCTGCTGTAGGGACTCAGGTTCCGAATCCTAACAACCCTGCATCAACGGCAATTCAACCCGATCCAAACCCCAACACACCGAAGTCCTAACCCAACTAGGGGAGAGGGCAAAACCTTCTCCCCATTTTTCAAGGAGGTTTTATGACAGCTCATGAAGTTCTAATTGGTATTGCATGTCTATGTTGGTTAGCAGGAGCGGGATTTGGTTTCAGACCTAACCCTTCCTACCCAACTGGTTCGGTGGCGGCAGTTTCCGCTGGTCTGTTGTTTTTTGGTATTTCACTTTTAATTAAGGGGTAGTTATGGCAACAATCTTATCTCCGGGAGATTATACTGTACCTCCTCCACCGCCTCCTGTGTTAATCACCAAGGTGGTTATAGCTGGGTTGCAAATGGGAAGTTTTACTCCTATCTGGGGAGTAGGGAGATCAACTCCTGTAGCTAACCCTCCAGTACACGGATCGATTTCCCAAGTGCCTGGTAGTCCTGCCCAGTATGATTTCAAACCTGCGCTGGTGAAGGATCCATCAACCGGGAAGTTTGTTAGTGATAATATTTACATGTTGAGACAGTTGTTAAACCAGGTGGATAATAATTTACTCGCAGCTGCCAAACAATTCTCAAACTCCTTTTGGTTGAAGATTGACAATCTCAACTTCTGCCAGGCGGTTGAGGTGGACTTCCCCACACCGATGACTGCCGGTACTATGGGGTTGCAGTTCCTCCCCGGTCCTACCTTCTGGCAGGTGAGAGCGTTCGATTTTAACAAGTCTACTTGGGTAGCCCTCCCTGGGGTTTTAATCCCAGCTAGTCAACTACTTACGGGGGTGAACCTTGGTGGTACCTACACCTGTGATGGCAAGACAGTCACTCACACAAGTGTGTCGGTAGCTGGAGTCACCATTCCAGTCAACTACTCCCAAGCCTGTGGCCCCAAACGAGTTCAACCGTTGTTAAACGCTGCCTTCCAGTTGGATGCAACAACCGATGCGAAGGAATACAAACCCTCAATCGACAACTTTTCTATCTCATTCCAGTAGGTGATATGACAGACCTTAACCAAATCTCGCAGTTGTGTGTGTCGGTAGCAACTCTCGTTACAGCAATAGGTGGAGTTATCCTCGCCATAAAGCACAACCAACATAGCGAGGAGAGGAAGGAGGAGATTAAAACCGAGGTGATAAAAACTGTCAAGGATGAGTCGTGTAAGGTGCAGGAAGCGACAAACGGGGTGGTAGATAAACTAGTTCAAACCACCGCCGTGGCTGCGAAACAAGAAGGGGTGTTGGAGGAGAAAGCAAGAACAGATCGGAGAAAGAGTGGGGTATGACAGACGTCGTCAAAGTCGCACTGATTGTTGCGATACCTCCTTTTCTACTGGGAGTACTGAATTTGGTAGTTATAGTAATGTTGCGCAAAACAGTCAACGGACAGATGTCTAAGTTATTAAAAACAACTGCGGTATCTTCTCATGCTGAGGGGGTACTGCATGAGGTAGATAGGCTTAAGGACGAGAGAGGGGAATCTCACTAATGACAACCATTGCGCAGCGAATTGGGGATGTGGCTTTGGAGTTAGGTAACAGAGCGGATATTACTTCTGGCGCTCCTTCTAGAGTAGCTGTTTGGTATAAAAACTCCTATATTTCAATCGCAATGGGGTTTAACTTCGAGCAGTTGGAGGATTCGGTTGTTAACCAAATGTCGAGCACGTTTGAGTTTACTTTCCCCGCGACCGCCCGTGCGATAAACTCTCTGGTGTACTACGATCAAAACGGAGGGGTGAATAAACCCAAGTTCACCGATATTGAGTCGATAAGAAAGTCAGGAGATTTTGCTGGGGTTAGTTCCAACCCTTTAGCCCCAGGTCGACCTGGGATGTATACGTTGTATGATGGGCAGTTGCTGTTTTCCCCACCATTTGACTCAGGCCCGTATAACCTGGTTTTAGACACCTGGGACAAACCTGTTATATCAGCAGATGTAGTTTCGACGGTGTTAAACGTTCCTGATGATTGGTTAGAGGCTTTGGATTATGGGGCGATCATGAGGGGGCATGCTATGCTCGGTGAACCTGATAAGGCTTTAACGGTACAGCGTTTGCTGTATGGGTACACCGACCCAACCTCTGGGAAGTACATCCCGGGGTTACTATCCAACCTCCAAACGAGAAAACAAGCGAACGCTCCCGCGAGAGATTATGGGTTACAACCGAAGGTTTCCAGAACGAGGTATACATGATAAACGAACCCCTCATTAACGCGTTGAATTGTGCCATCCAAGTACTTGAAGGAAATGGAGGAGGATTTTCTTCTCAGGAACAATACAACGCCAAACTTGAACTGATGAAACTTCTCGCTCAAGAGGAATCTAAGTGACCTACGACCGCTCAAGAATAATCGTGCCTCCTTGGGGAGGATGGAATGATTCCCTTCCCTCATTGTGGTCCCCCCACAACTCTTTTAGGCAGATTACTGGGTGGTTGTTTAACAAAAATAGGATTCAGAGCTTCCCCGCCTTCAACGCTTTTTCCAACCCTCCTAACGGGGAGGTGATTGCTGGAGGGATAACGTTTGAGGATCAGCTAGCGAATTTTCACACCGGGATATTAACTAAGGATAATGCTTACTACCTCAACTTTGCTGGGTATTTGAATCAGGGTGCTATCACTCCCACCTCCAGCCAACCTTTCTCGGTGGAGGTGTTTCTTAACCGGATGTTTTTTGTTAACGGTGCACCCGGTTCTACCTTAGCTTGGCTGGATGGTTCTCAAGGGATTTTAAACAACTCGGATATCCCCGGCACCGGGTTTTTCCTTTCAAAGTTGAATGGATCGTTGTTCGTGTTGAACCTTTTTGAGAGTAATCAGAGGTTTCCCATCTCAGGTAGGTTTTCTGCCATCAACAACCATTTAGAGTGGAATTTAGCGGTTGATCCCACCGCTGGAAGTTTCCTCATCCCTGAAGTGGAAGATGAGATTACGGGTGTAGCAATCATCCGAGACAACATGGCTATTTATAGGAACCGGGGGATTTCGATTTTATCCCCAACCGGGAGTTCACCGAGGTTCAGCATCACCAACTTTAACTCCGGCCCGTCTGGGGTGGGAGTGTTTTACGAATACACTCTAGCCAATTATGGGGATGTGTCTATCTTCGCATCGGAGGATGATATATATCTCTTCTCCCTCTCCACACCGGATAAAATCGGTGGGAATGCGAAAAAGGCGATTTATAAAGACCTCAACTCTGCCTCTTCCCGTCCTTGGGCGTGCCAGATAGGACAGTTGGGTCCGGGGGTAGATTATCGCAGTTACTGGTTATCTATCCCACAAGCCGGCAATACTTCAACCTCCGTCTGGGTGTTCCACTTCGACGATAAAACCTGGATTAACGAACAACTCCCCTTCGGTGCTTTAAACTGGATGGGGAATGTGGCGGTGAGTTAATGCCTACCCCAGCACATCTAAACATACAACCCGCTGGGCCTTACAACTTTGGTTTGGTGCCTATAGGTTCGTCTGCAGACATCCCTATCACGTTAAAAAACACTGGACAGACCGATTCAAATTTGAATAGTGTAGTTTTGGGAATCGGAGCTCCTTATTCCATAATCGCAAATCCAGCTCCAGGTGTTATCACAGCAGGAACGTCTTTATCCCCGTTTACATTAAGGTTTTCTCCGGTTGCTGCTGGCACTTTTAATGATAGCATCACTTTTACTTGTGATGTGTTTACTGATGGTTCCCCTAGAACCATTAACATAACAGGTAGTTCTGCTGCACCTGGGGTTGGGAGTTTAAGCGTAACTCCAGCGTTAGTCAACTTTCCGGATACTACTTCGGGGAGGACTGCAACACCTATCGCGGTGGTGGTTAAAAATACCGGGACGATAAATGTTGTTATAAACGCGATAGCGTTGGGGGTTGGGTTACCTTTCGCCTTAACAGGGTTGCCTGGGTTGCCTTTAACTCTAACCCCAGGAAGTACCACAACCTTCAACGCAGGGTTTTCTCCTTTGTTAGTGGGATCGTTTTCGGATTCTATAAACATTACCACCGCAGGGATAGGGGTAGTATCGGCAATGATTCAAGGGAATGGGGTGGCGATAGTCCCTGTAGGGGTGATATCAGAAGATGTGAGGAGGTTGTTATGGTCTTTCACAACCGGATTGCCTACGGTAACTACCCAGTACTTAGACCCGACGAATTTAAACGGACAGCAAGCTGGGTTGATGATTTTCAACGGTACGATATGGGATAACCCAGGGTTTGAGAAGAAGTTGAGAAGGATACGGTTCTGGTATGAGAATTATGGGGTGGCGGTATTAACCGTTACGGTTTCGGTTTGGCGCCCGTCTATCTCCCCAGATGATTTTGATGTTAAGACTGCGGTAGCGTCTTTTGGTACAGTGGCTGCTGATCTCTCTGAACGTTCGGGGTTCTTCGACATCCAAGCCGCGGGCGAGATTATGGTGATGCAGATATCACGAGCTGCTGGTGGGGGACAAGTTTCCCTATTAGGCTTCCTCCCAGAGTTTGAAGATGCAGGAGAAAAAGTTGAGGGTCAATAGTTTAATTCGAGAGGGGATGTCGAGTAGAGAGTTGGTTGACCTCCTCTCCAAAATCATCAAAGCCCTTAATGGTGGGATTGAGTTTGGTACCTTCAACACAGGTGCTGTAAACATTAACGGAGCTTGGGTGACTGGTATAACCCCAGGTGTCATCAACACAGATTTCTCCCTCACCCATAATTTGGGTAGGATTCCTACGGGGTGGTTACTCGTATGGAAAGATGGTTATGTCGACTTCAAAATTGGAGGTGGTGCATGGACGTCGAAACAAATATTCCTACAAGCGAGCGTAGCGGCGGTGAACTACCGCGTTTTCGTTTTCTAACCCCTTTGACTAAGGATAGCGATGAGAAGGTGATTATTGACACCTGGGAGAAGATACGAACCCAAGATTACGCCTTTGATGATTTCTCACGCAACAACCCTCAGCTGTTCTTGGGAGGGTTGGTTCAGGAAACCTCGTTTTATTTTCTAGTGGATGATGCCGCCTTGGCGATGGTTCAGAACTGCTGGAAGTTCTCCACTTCAGTGTCCGTACACTTCTGTGTGTGGGATAGAACCTATCCGGTTCAGAAGATCACACAGGCTGCTAAGGAGTGTTTAGCGTGGATCTTCAACGAGTTTGATTGTCATCGGGTGAATGCCTTAATCCCCGAATACAACACTTTCGCCCAGAGGTTGGCCACAACCTTAAGGTTCCGTTATGAAGGGTCGATGAAAGAAGCCATCCTATACAAAGGTAAATGGTGTGACGAGAGAATGTATGGGTTGTTGCAATCCCATTTTATAAAACCTGAGGTGCAATAATGCCAGGATTTGGCGGATCAAAACCAGTTTCAACTCCTATTACCCCTCCTAAAGCAGTTATGCCTGGGTTGAATAACCTGTTCCAGACATTGTATGGTGGGACTAATGGAGCAGGTGCAGCAGGTATAACAACTCTAGAACAGACA